TATTAATTCTAATACTAGAATGATTAATTCAATGCTAACTGGTATTTCTTATCCCGTTGGAGGAACGAGCTTGCCCGTTATTCCAGTTCCAGGATTTGGGGTATTTGAACAACTTTCAGATGTAAAAATAATTAATAGTTTAGATAATAATAGGGCTGGATACTTAGGTCACCCATCTTCAAATCATTCTGGTGGAGTTGTTGTAACATATTGTGATGGTCATACTACCTTTTTAAAAGACACTATTAGTCCATTAGTTTATACCCATTTAATAACTTCTAGTACTATTTTTGACAATATTTCTAACTCATATTTATCCAATAGTCCTTGTATTAAAGGCAATTTAGTAGATTCTCCAGGATCATCAATTCCTAGCAGAAAGCCACTATCTGAATCTGACCTATAGTATTCCATACAAATAATTGTTTAAATAGTGTATAATCTAGTATAATAATCTTTTAATTTAAGGAGAAAACATGGCTAGACCATTTACAGATATTCAAGCAGCAGTTTCGGGCAATCCTGTTAAAAATGGAACCTTGATAACCTCTACGACTTTTACTGGAGAATATAGTCAATCAGATACTTATGTTAAACAGTATCCTACTATTGCAACTATACATGATAAGTATGGATATAAATTTTCTAATGGAATTTCTGTAATCGTCTTACCTAGTGGAAGTTAATTTGGGGAATAAATATGAATATAATCAAGCCAGGATACAAAACAAGTGAATTTTGGTTCACCCTAGCTTCTTTCTTGTGTTCAGGTCTATATCTTCTTGGAGCATTAGACAAGACCCAGCAAGATGATACAGCAGAAGTACTAACACATGCTATGGAGTCTATAGTATTAATTAGTGGTCAAACAGCTATTTTTTGGAAATATATAAAATCTCGTAGCGAAGTAAAACAAGCGTTCTGGAATAATTCAAAGGAGAAAAAAAATGTTAGTAAAAGAAGTAATAACAAAAGAAGTCCAAAAACTAATAGACCAAACAAAACTATCTCTAAATGATGTTAAAAGAATAGCTCTTAGCGAAGCTTGGAAAATATTACAATTAGCAATTGCTACAGTTATTCAAATAATAGAATCTTTAGCAGTGGAATATAGCGGGCCAGATAAAAAGGCTCTTGCTATGGAACTAATTTCTAAATTTTATGATAGTGTTTTTACTATAGTGGATATCCCAGTGGTCCCCAATATTTTAGAACCTATTATACATAAGTACGTCAAAGCATTTTTGTTGGTTCTTGTTGGATCAACAATAGACGCAATGGTCACCACTTTCAGGAATACTGGAGTATTTTCTAGAAAAGTTAAAGTTTCAGAAAAATAAGAGGAATATATGAATTATGCTCAGTCTTTTGAGGAATTTGCAAAGTCAACCACATCTTTAGATCTTACTTTATATGCGGGGGTTGGATTAGTTCTATTTGTATTATTTAAAGATAGATTATCCCCAGTCCAATCTTTTTTATTAAACCTATTAGAAAAGGTCAAGGCCACCACTAATCAGAAAGTATCTACTAGTATGCCTGTAAAGAAAGAGGTTTTGAAAGAGACCTTATACATGTTTACCTCTCCCAAAACAAAAGATGAACTGTTTATGTCTCTAGTATCATCATGGAAAGAAACTAGGAATCTTGCTGAACAAAGTGGATGTTCTGAAGCTGTAAAAGTAGCAGATCAGATGTTCCCATACTTATCTCCAAAGGGTTGTGAACAAGAATCCAATAAGGTGGTTGTATCATGAATAAAAATAATTTACTATTAATAGTTGCTGGGCTATTGATCCTTTTTGGGTTAGGGAATAAATTGGGGATTGTTAATAATACTCCAAATACTAATTCTAGTATTAATTTAAACCTTAGTCCTCCAACTGATCCAGAGCTTCAAAAACTAACAGATGTTATTGTTGCTTCTTTTAAAGCTGGTAGTAGCGATAGAAAGTCTGATGGTATATTTTTAGCTTGTTTATATAATGATATGAGTAATCTTATAGAAGAAGATAGTTCTGTTATTAAAACTACCGAAGAATTAGTCCAGGCTAACTCATTAGCTGCTAAACTATTAAAGATTAATCTAAAGGGGAAATATCCTGGGTTTTCAGAAGCTGCTACATCTTTGATTATGAAAATAATTGGAGATGATAATGTTGCTCTTGATGAAAAGTCTAGAGAGCAAGCTGTAAATGCTTTTAGATATTTAGCATGGGCGTGTAAATCAGGAGCAGAATAATGTCTCATAGTCCTAAAAAACTTTATGAAATGTATAATGGTGGGTTTACTGGCTGTTTGTGGGAGCCAGAACATTTTGAAGAATTAATGAAGTCTTTAAAATATCCATTATTCGGTAATGCAGATAAAGATGTTAAAGGTTCTGGAAAAGGTAAACTATCTACTCCTTTTAAGTCCGTATTACATTTTGATAAAAAGGCTTATGAAGAACGTCAGTCAACAGGTGACTGCACAAGTCATGGAACTCGTAATGCTTGCGATTTATCAAGGGCTGTAGAAATTCATGTTAATAATGAGAAAGAGTCTTGGATAGCTAGAGGGGCCACAGAAGGAATATATGGGTGTAGAGGACAAAGTGGACAAGGAATGAGTTGCAGTAGGGCTGCTCAATTTGTTAATGATATTGGAGGGATTTTATTAAGACAAAAATATGATGATATAGATTTGACTAAATATAATGGTAATACTGGAGCTGGTTGGGGAGGAAGAGGAGTTCCAAAGGATTTAGTTAAGGTGGCCAGACAACATCAGATAAAAACCACAAGTTTAATCAAAACGGTAGAAGAAGCTAGGGATGCTTTATATAATGGTTATGGGATTAATGTTTGTAGTAATTATGGATTTAGTAATAATAGGAATGATAAGGGAATAGCTAGAGCTCAGGGAAACTGGAGTCATAGTATGGCTTGGACTGCTTGTGACGATACCGGAACCCAACCATATTTTCTAGTTCAAAATTCTTGGGGAAAATGGAACTCCGGTGGTCATCCAGCATGGGGGCCAATCCCAGATGGTAGTTTTTTAATAGATTCAGATACAGCAGCAGGGATGCTAAATCAAAATGGGGCATATGCCTTTTCAAACTTTGATGGGTTCCCGGTGCAAAAATTACCTTCCTATGGATTTGAGGAGTACATATGAGAATTATTAATTATATATTATTAACAAGATTATTTAAATTATTAACAGGCCTAATAGTCTCCATACTATCTTTATTAGGAGTCAAACAAACATCAGAGCCTAAAAAAAGAAGAAGACTCTTTAAAAGGAGAGAAGAGTGAAATCTATAATTTTTTTATTATTAACAATTTTTGTATTTAATATCCCACAGGATAGATATAGGCCAACAGCAGCTTTGTGTCTTGCTGGAGGAATTATAAAGTCTGCTCGTTTGTCTACTCCAATAGAAGCAAAATATAAGAGAAAAGATTGTCCTGTATGTAAGGGTAAAGGATGGTATTTAAGTGGGGACGGTTTAGCAAAAGTGGAATGTGGTTATTGTATAGCTGATACCGGAGAAGCATCCGCGACACCAGTTGCTCCGATTCCAGTAAAACCCCCAGTTTCTACTAAGCCAAAAACTAAATATCCAATAAGGAATTATAGACAGTAAGACAGGACCTATTTAGTGGTATTATGGGCAATTTTTATTAAGAATATAGTCCAAATGGCCTACTTTCGCATGATAGACTTTGGTGTAAGATAGTGGAAAGACCTTTCTCGACAAAGGATTTGGACATTTTGTATATTTAAATTAATATTGTCCATTTATATTATAACTAAAAGGATAGAAATGATTGAGAAATACTATATTATTGGGCTTAAAAAAAACTCAAACATAAAACCCTTATACCCAGAAGAATGAATAGGGTTTAATTATGTCACACGATCCAAGCAATACGAACGATTCACACTGTAATAGTGCAAATTTTAATAGTGGAGCTGATTGGAACGGTCAAAATGGAAACGTAACAACTGTTGGAACGAATGGAAGTCCAAGTTACTATCTAACATATGATCAAACTGGGAATATAAAGGAATGGAATAACAGCACAATTGACTCTATTAACAAAGGATTAAGAGGAGGTAGCTGGGCGGATACAAGCGCCAACCTAACTTCTAGAGGCTCTCAGGATCCAAGAATATCTACGAATGTCAATGGTTTTCGCATAGCTACCATCAGTAATGAGTATGCCTTTAGCTCATTTGTAGACATAGCTAATAGTGGTAATACTGCTGACTCCACCACGTACGGCGCTGTCTCATATAATTATAAAATACAAACATATCCAGTAACCAATACTGAGTATACAGCTTTTTTGAATGCTGTTGCTAGCACAGATACTAATGCTGTGTACTTACAATCCATGGGATCCAACGTAGGAGGAATATCTCGCACTGGAAATCCTGGATCCTATGTGTATAGCGTAAGAACTAATATGGGAAACAAGCCCGTTTGCTTTATAAGCTGGTTCATGGCAGCAAGATTTGCTAATTGGCTCCATAATAATCGAATCAGTGGATTACAGGGTGATGCCACTACTGAAGATGGAGCATATAATCTTGATGGAACTACTTTAGTGCCAAAGGATGGATCAGCAAAATACTGGATACCAACAGAAAACGAATGGTATAAAGCCGCGTATTATGATCCCGATAAAAGTGGTGGTGCAGGATATTGGGATTATGCTACCCAAAGCGATTCCGCTCCAACAGCAGTAACAGCGACTAGTACAGGGGACGGTAGCCTGCCTAGTGTGTGTGTTACTCCAACTCCGACCCCAACAATAACTCTAACAAGAACTCCGACTATAACAATAACTCCAACAATAACTCTAACAAGAACTCCGACCATAACAATAACCCCTTCTGTTACTCCCACCATAACAGTAACTCCAACTATAACTGTCACAAAAACTCCCACTATGACAAAAACTGTGACAAAAACACCTACTATTACTCCCACAGTTACTAAAACCATAACCAGAACTCCAACTGTCACTAGAACTATAACTCCAACTATAACTATCACGAAAACCGTTACTCCTACAGTAACAAGAACCCCAACAATAACCAATACTCCTTCCAAAACTTTTAATCCTCCTCATAAAATAGGACAGCTAATATTTGATCAAAAGATTTATGGCAAAAATGATCTTACTGTGATATACAAAGGATTTAAATTAGTCGGAAGCATTAAAACTCCGATAATTGAGGTTAGAGAACCTTTTGACGTAACTCCAACCGTAACACCTAGTATTACTCCTACTAACACCCCAACCAATACTATTACTCCTACAGTCACTCCAACAGTGACGATAACTCCAACTATAACTCCCACTAGGACTCTGACTCCAACAATAACTGTTACCTCTACTATTACTCCAACGGTTACTACAACAAAAACTCCAACAATAACTCCAACTATAAGTTTAACTCCAACTCGGACAATTACCCCAACGGTAACAAAAACTCCGACGGTAACAAAAACCCCAACTCGAACAATTACCCCAACGGCAACGGTAACTTCGACTATAACTCCAACTCGGACAATTACCCCAACGGTAACAAAAACTCCGACGGTAACAAAAACCCCAACAAAAACTCCGACGGTAACAAAAACTCCAACTCGAACAATCACCCCAACCGTAACTGCAACTTCGACTATAACTCCGACTCGGACAAAAACTCCAACAACAACAAAAACTCCAACGGTAACAAAAACTCCGACGGTAACAGCAACTCCAACAAAAACCCCAACAATCACCCCAACTCGGACAATTACCCCAACAATCACCCCAACAATCACTCCAACTCGGACAATTACCCCAACAATCACCCCAACAATCACCCCCACTAGCACCCTGACTCCAACAATCACCCCAACAAAAACTCCAACAAGAACGTCAACAATCACCCCAACAATCACCCCAAGCATAACTCCTACGATTACTCCAACTTTAACTATAACTCCAACTATTACTTCGACCCCATCAATAACTCCAACAATTACTCCAACGATATCTCTTACTCCAAGTATAACTCCGACAATAACTATTACTTCAACAATAACTCCTACTATAACCCCTACCTCAACTCCTACTATAACTCCTACCCTAACTCCCACCCCCACTATAACTCCAACAGTTACTCCAACAATATCTCTGACCCCATCTATAACTCCAACAAAATGTATTTCTGGATATGTTTCTAAAAATACTTTTACAGCATTGAGTCCTGGATATTCTTCTCCTGAAACTATAGTTTTGGATTCTAATAATGAGTATGGATATGTATTAGGATTAGGATCATCAGGATCAGCATCTCACTCTATTATTAATAGAATAAGACTATCAGATAATATTATTGTTCCTTTTTCAAATAACGCTTCTGAGATATTAATTTTTAATACTACTGGACTAGCCACAGATATTACACTGGGCCCAATGGTTATTGATTCAACAGATACCTATCTTTATGTTTTAAGCCCATTTTCGATATATAAAATATCTATAGCTACTGGTATAACCACAAATGTTTTTTATCCACCATTTGGACAGTTTGCTGGAGACATAGCTATATCAAGTGATAATATTCCCTATATATATGCTTCATTTTTTGGTGGAGGCGTTAGCCCACCTGTAATAAGCACATCTTATCCTTATGTAGCAAAAATCAATACGTCTACTGGAGCGGTATTTAATATTCTAGTGTCAAAAGACGACTATTATGGCAGCATATCATCGGATCAAAAGAATAGACCAAATGGATTAGTGGTTAGCAAAGACAATACTCTAGTGTATTTTATACTTCCAAATGGTTATATTTATAAGATTGGAACGGGCTCTTTTGAGTATAGCGCTACTTTATTATCGGGCATCAATACTGCAGGAATACTCCCCGGATTTTTAGCTATTTCGTCAGATAGTAAAAATATTTATATTGTCAATACATCGTCTAATAATGTTTGTATTTTAAATAGGACGCAAATAACTGGTAATCTACAATCTAATGGCACTATAGCTACTGGCAGTTCTCCTTTGGGAATAGCTATTTCTCCGGATGATAAGAATGTTTATGTGGTAAATAATGGAAGCGATACTGTTTCTATCTTTGATCGAGATATATCAACGGGAAATTTGAGTGCGTCTACTCCACCTACTTTTGCAGTGGGACAATCTCCTAAAAATATAGCTATCTCACCAGATGGAGAGAATGTTTATGTCACAAACAGTAATTCTAGCACTCTGTCAATATTAGACAGAAACAAGGAAACCGGAGTCTTGACTAGTCTCGGAACTATTAGTACCGGATCGTCCCCAGTGTCTTATCCTGAAGATGTTGCTATTTCACCAGATGGCAAAAATGTATATGTCACAAGCTATAATACAGACAATATCTCTATATTTAGTAGAAATATCCAGGATGGAACCCTAACTGGAAGTACTAAAATTAGTGCCGCCTTGTCTCCTACGAGAATAGCTATTCCAGCAGATGGTAAGCAAGTTTATGTTACAAACTATAACTCTAATTATCAACAAAATACTATGTCTATTTTTAATAGAAATTTGATAACTGGAGAATTAACTATTCCTTCTTCCTTATCAAAGCATCCTCTGACAGGAGCAGGAGCTCCATACGACATAGCTATTTCCCCTAATGGCAAAAATATTTATGTTACAAATCCATCAAATAATAGTGTTTATGTTTTTAATAGAAGTGCTACTGGAGTATTAACCACAGTCTCAATAGCAACAATAGCAAAAGCTTACGCAATAGCTATTTCTCCTGATGGAGATAGTGTTTACGTTTCAATAAATAATTCTGGAACAGGCTCTATGGCCTCCTTCTCAGCTAGATCTTTGCCAAGAACTATAGGCACTCCATCTACTAATAGTGGGGTGGGCTTAGCCATATCTTCCGATGATCTATCTCTTTATGCTCAATATTATTCTAATGGTAAGATTATAATTATCGACACTTTAGCAGAAACAAATTATGAGGGAAGCATATATGCTGGAGCTACTCCTCTAGGTATTGTAATTGGCAGGGATGATGGATTTTTATATGTTTCTAATTATATGTCCAATCAAATCAGTAGAATAAATATATATACCAAAGAGAGAGATACTGTTCTAAATGTTGGAACAAAGCCAATAGGTATAGTTGTTAATAATAATAGTAGTTGTATTTTTACAGCAAACTCTGAGAGTAATAATATTACAAAATATTGCTTAGATAGACCATCTTGCTTTCCTACTCCTACTCCCACAAAAACATCAACGCTAACAACGACTCCTACTTTGACAATGTCTCCAACAGTAACTCCCACCTTGACTGTGTCTCCAACTACAACTTCCACTTTAACAGTAACTCCTACATCTACGCAAACGCCAACAATTACTCCGACCATAAGCTTAACTCCATCAGAAACTCCTACGTCAACGCCAACGCCAACAATTACTCCAACCATAAGTTTAACTCCATCTGTAACTCCTACGTCTACGCCAACGCCAACAATTACTCCAACCGTAAGCTTAACTCCATCAACAACTCCTGCCTCTACTCCGACCCCAACTATAACCCCAACTATAACTCCAACTATAAGTTTAACTCCATCAACAACTCCTACGTCTACTCCAACTCCAACAATTACTTTGACACCAACGATTACTCCATCAGTAACAGTCACTCCAACTATCACTCCAACGATCACTCCAACAATAACTGCTACTTTTACTCCAACCCCAACAATAACGGCGACTATAACTCCAACACCGTCGGTATCTCCAGCTGCTGTGGTACTGGGTATTACAGCAGTTCCAGCGTCTCCTAGGAATGGCTCTGGATATACGACATTCACAGCTCCGGCAGGCTCCTCCGCTCCCTATTCTTGGACAGTTGCTGGTGGTTCAATTTTCGTTAACTCCAGCCCTACAGCATCTTTTATCGATACTACGATCTATATGACTGGGACTTATACTATAACCTGCGTTCATAGTGGGGGCACTACAACAACATTGACTTATTATGTCATCTAACTTTCTCAAACTGCGGCCACAGGGTGTATTTTATAATTAGAGTAACTTAAGACAATAAGATAAATAGGTGCTTAAATGGACAAAGAAAAGCTTGAACAAATAGCTCAAAAGGTTATATCTAACATAAAAAATCAGAATAAAGATGATAATTTTGGTTTTATTATAACTGTCCTAATGATCATAAGTATTGTCTTAACATGTATAAGGATTATTCAAGAGTGTCATAAAAATAAAAGATTTGAAGAAGTGTCAGAAAAGGGACAGTTTTATTCAGAAAAAGTTCACACTTTAACAAGATTTCCTAACTGGTATGCTAGACATAAGGTTAAAAAAATAGTTAGAAAAGAACTGTCTCCAGAAGACTATAAGCGATATGGATTAGATCTCACAGATGCTCTATTCGTTACTGGAGCAGATCTCACGGAGGAAGAAACTCAAACCCTAGTGGAGGCTGCTAATGTTTAATTTAATAGTGTGGTGTGTTTATGGAATTTTTGTTGGAACAATTGCAAAGAGTATAGTGCCAGGAGAAGAAAATTTTGGATTTTGGAAAACTATAGCATTAGGGGTTGCAGGATCCTACGCAGGAGGTATAATAACCTATCTACTCGGGATTACTCCTCTTCAGCCAGCTGGAGTAATTATGGGTGTAGCAGGAGCGATTACATCCTTAGTTTTTTATAAACATTTATTGGAAAAGTAGATTAGACAATGTCAGAGAAAGAATTATTGGATGAAGAATCTATTGCTACGGGTTTAAGAACTATTTTTACAAGAATACAAAGAAGAGATACTATAGATGCCCTACAGCTGCTGAGCGAAGAACTAAGCAGTATTGATCCTAAAGATTTAAAATTTAGTGAGATTGTAGAACAGCTCGGTGGATTTCGTCAAATTGGTAAAGTTATTGCTTTGATTCATGAATTTGCAACAGCCCAAGGGGGTCAGGGGTCATTAGCTAAAGATGCTATGATTGATGATTCTATAGTCTCTATTAATCAATATTATTCTAAACTATCTCGTCCATCATGGGATGAATATTTTTTATCTTTAGCCTTTAATATATCGTTGAGATCAGAAGATCCAGATATAAAACATGGTTCAGTTATAGTGAATCAATATCATCAAATTATTGGAACAGGATATAACGGGCCCATTAAAGGATCGATTAATGCTTTGATACCTCTACATATTAGAGAAGAAAAAAGAAAATGGATGATACACGCAGAAGAAAACAGTATTCTGAATAGTACTCAGAATCCATCAGAAAGAGGAGATGGCTGTAAAATATATATTACTGGCCAACCCTGTAATCATTGTTTGCAGCGTATTATTAATTTTGGCATTAAAAAAATAATTATTGCTGACAGAATAGGCTCTATCACAGAAAATGATGAAATGAATATAATGAGAGATAAACTACTAGAAATGTCTGGTGCTAAAATAGAAAAATTTTCTACAAACAATATGTGGTTGAAAAGATTTTGCCAAGGTGTAATATGAACGTACTGTCTATTTGTTTTTACTTCTCTGTATGCTCTTTTTTTTATCTAGAAGCTTTCGGGGATCCAAACATCAACGAACAACATCAACTCGTTACTATTCTTGGGCTAATGGCTATTTTAAATAGAGAAGAAAGAGATAAAAAATGATATTCGACGAACAAATAACTAGAAAACCAGACAAATATCCTTGGACGCAAGATTTCATAGAAGCTATGCACAATGGCTTTTGGACAGTTAGGGAATTTAATTTTCAGAGTGATATTCAGGACTTTAGGGTTTCTCTTAGTGATCAAGAAAAAATAATTATAACCAGGGCCCTATCTACTATCGGTCAATTAGAAATTTCAGTTAAAAAGTTTTGGGCTAAAATTGGAGACAATCTACCCCACCCATCTATTAATGATATGGGATATGTAATGGCTAATGTAGAGGTTGTTCATGGAGACGCGTACGAAAGATTGTTAGAAGTTCTTGGGATAGAAGATTCGTTTGAAGAAATCTTAAAATTAGATATGATTAAGGGCCGGGTCAACTATCTTAGAAAACATCTTCATAAATTTCACTCTGATAATAAAAAACAGTTTATTTATTCCCTAATTCTATTTACCCTGTTTGTAGAAAATATAGCCCTATTCTCTCAGTTCTATACCATAGGTTTTTTCTCAAGATATAAAAATGTTTTGAAGGACACCAATAAACAAGTAGAATATACTTCAAGAGAAGAAAATTTACATGCTATGATAGGGATCAAATTGATCAATACTATTAGAGAAGAATATCCAGAAATCTTTGATGAAGAACTAGAAGCTAAAATCTCTTATGAAGCTAAAGAAGCTGTTAAGTATGAGTGTCAAATAGCAGAATGGATTATAAATGGCTATGAGCACGACAAACTCAATGCTGCTCTGCTCAAAGAATTTATTAAAAATAGAATGAATGAATCTTTAGTGAGTATTGGTTATGATAAAATTTTTGATACTAACAATGAACTATTAACTAAGACGATATGGTTTGATGAACAAGTTTTGGGTAATAATATGACAGATTTTTTTCATTCTCGTCCAGTAGAATATTCTAAAAAATCTCAGAGTTTTGCTGAGGAAGATTTGTTCTAATATAGATAGATCACCAAAAGACACGCAGGAAAATCAATAGGATGGATTTTACGACATAATGCAATATAAAGAATATTATTGGCTTAATTCTCACAGTCGCCTCTTTTTAGAAAGAGGATATTTATCCGATAATCAAACTCCAGAAGATAGATACAAACAAATATCTGATAATGCAGAAAAAATATTAAAGATCAAGGGTTTTTCTAAAAAGTTTAATGAGTATTTAGCAAAAGGCTTTTATAGCTTAGCTACTCCAATTATTACTAATTTTGGGAATACTCGGGGTTTGCCAGTATCTTGTTTTGGTTCTTACGTCAAAGATACTATGGAGTCTATTCTTACAAAAACTGCTGAAGTTGGAATGATGAGTAAAATGGGTGGTGGAACTAGTGGGTATTTTGGAGATTTAAGAGCTAGGGGTTCCAAGATTAGTGTTGGGGGCGAATCTAGTGGTCCCATACATTTTATGGAACTTTTTGACAAGGTAGCAGAAGTTATTTCTCAGGGATCAGCCAGAAGAGGATCTTTTGCAGCGTATCTACCAGTAGATCATCCAGATATAGAAGAATTTCTACAGATTAGATCAGAAGGTCATCCTATTCAGAATATGAGTATTGGAATAACTATTAGTGATAAATGGATGACAGACATGACCAATGGAGATAAGAGCAAAAGAGGAATATGGGCAAAGGTTATTCAAAAAAGATTTGAGACCGGTTATCCATATATTATGTTTAGTGACACAACAAATAATAATTGTCCAAAAGTTTATAAAGATAAAAAAATCACAATCAAAGCCTCAAATTTGTGCAGTGAAATCCAATTACAATCTGATGAGAATAATTCTTTTGTTTGTGTTTTATCTTCCTTAAATCTATTACATTGGGATGAAATCAAAGATACTGACGCAATAGAGACCCTTATATATTTCTTAGACTCTGTTAATGAAGAGTTTATATCTAAAACTAAAGATATGAAATTTATGGAATCGGCCAATAAGTTTGCTTCTTCACAAAGAGCTTTAGGTATGGGTGTTTTAGGATGGCACTCTTTCTTACAGTCCAAAATGATACCTTTTGAAAGTTTAGAAGCTAAGATGCTTAATTCTAGTATCTGGAAGGTTATTAGAGAAAAGGCCGATAAAGCATCTGTAGAACTAGCCTCCCTATTTGGGGAGCCAGAACTATTAAAGGGGTATGGCCGTAGGAATGTCACCACGCTCTCTATAGCGCCCACTACGTCGAGTTCTTTTATTTTAGGGCAAGTCAGCCCCAGTATAGAACCTTTAAATTCTAACTACTTTGTCAAGAATCTGGCCAAAGGTAAATTTACCTATAAAAATCCATATCTTAAAGAAGTCTTAAAGAATCATAAAAGACATGACGATGAAACCTGGAAGACCATTTTAGTTAAGGGTGGGTCCGTGCAACACCTAAAATTTTTATCAGATATAGAAAAATCTGTTTTTAAAACATTTGGGGAAATAAGCCAAAAAGAAATAGTTATACAGGCATCACAAAGACAAAAATATATAGATCAATCTCAGTCTTTAAATATTATGATAGGCCCAGAGTGTTCTGCTAAAGAAGTTAGTAAATTATTAATAGAGGGATGGAAGATGGGTATAAAAACATTTTATTATCAAAGATCCGCAAACCCCGCACAAGAATTAGCCCGATCCATATTATCCTGTATCTCCTGTGAGTCATAATGATAAATATAAAAAAATTAGATGAAAAAGCAATAATCCCAACAAGATCTCATATTAATGATGCTGGAGCAGATCTTTATTCTATAGAAGATATTGTTATTCCACCATCTTCTAGAGCTACAATAAAAACTGGAATATCTATAGAAATACCCACTGGTTTTTATGGCAGAGTAGCTCCAAGATCCGGTCTAGCAGCAAAACATGGGATTGATATTTTAGCAGGAGTTGTGGATAGTTCATATCGTGGGGAAATACTTGTTGTTATGTTAAACACAGATACTTCAAATTCTTTTACGGTTAATTGTGGAGATAGAATAGCCCAGTTGATTGTGCAGGAGCATCAGAATTATTATTTTATTGAATCAGAAGAATTATCATCAACAGATAGGGGCTCTGGGGGTTTTGGGTCTAGTGGATCTAAATAATTATATAATGGTGTATTTATATTGTGTGATGATTATAAATAAACTATAATATGGGTCCCTCTTGAAAAATACATTAAACTATTACCCAATTATAAAAGGAAGCATTGCCCTTAATCATATTCTAGCGACTATACCTAAGACCAATATCTATTTCAAGATCTACGAGGTGTTGTTTGAGAAAAAATAGCAATAAGAACTCTTCTATAAAAAAGCCTAAGCCTATAAATGCCACGAATAAAATCACATACCCAGAAGCTTACAGAAACAGATTAAAAGCAAGGTCAAATAATCAACAAAAATACATAGACGATATAATAGCTAATCATGTGACATTTGCACAGGGCCCAGCAGGATCTGGTAAAACATTAATATCTGTTGGCATGGCAATTGAATATTTATTAGACGATAAGGTTAAAAAGATTATTTTCACAAGACCCGTTGTTGAGGTAGGAGCTAGTATAGGCTATCTTCCTGGCACTGCTGAAGAAAAACTCCACCCATACCTATTACCAATATTAGATGAAATCGCCTATTTTATTTCTCCTGCACAATATGCTTCTCTTAAATTGAGCAACAGAATAGAAGTTGTTCCATTGAATCTAATGAGAGGAAGAACCTTCAACAACTCTTTTATTGTTTGTGATGAATCTCAAAATGCTTCATACGATCAATTAAAAATGCTCTTGACAAGAATAGGAAAAGACAGTAAAATGATTATCAATGGAGATAACATGCAGTCTGATCTTCCGAGACATGCTCAAGGGGGTCTTTTTACAATGACAGAACAGCTATGTGGTATTCCAGGCATCGGTGTCTCGGTACTGGAAATTTCAGACATTGTTAGAAATCCTATTATTTCTCAGATCATTATAAAATTAGAAGAGTATGAAAAACAAAGAACACAATAAGTGCTTAGTTCTTAATGTTGACTACGCTCCTCTTTATCTCATCTCTTGGAAAAGGGCTGTGATCTTGAGCATGAAACATGTGGATAAAAAAAATAATGGGGTCGAGATTATAGAATTTTTTGATGATGATTATATTCAGGGAACTAATAATCAAAAATTTTTAATACCAGCAGTTGCTAGGATTCTAAAATTTAGGAATAATGGAGAAGCTACGATAAAGTTCAATAGAAGCAACGTATTTATTAGAGATGGGCTTAAATGTCAATATTGTGGGAAATGCAAAACTGTAAAGGAATTGACTTATGATCATGTTATACCCAAGAGTCAGTGGGACTACTCAAAGTCTAATAATCCAACTAATTGGACAAATATAGTAACGTCGTGTATATCTTGTAATAGAAAAAAATCTAATAGAACACCAAAACAAGCTGGTATGACCATTATAACTACTCCAGAAAAACCTCATAAGAACATCAAATACTTGCCATTAGCCCACCATCTATCTAGAATAGGTTACGGGATTCCCAATGAATGGAAAATATTTTTAGGAAAGATATCTTTAAATGACTAAAAAAGACTTTAGTATAGATACTAATGAGGCCCAAGAAGATTTTTATTGTTTGATTGGACAGGAAGATTTTTCAGATTCAGAACAACTCCCCAGATCCAAAGAGAACGATTCAAAAGTCTGTGCAAAACGCATACAAAATAAAAAATCTAAGCATTTTGAGGGTGGAACAATAGGATACAGATACTATATAAAGATTTCCCCAGAGCTTATACTTTTTAATCCTATTAAACTCAATTCCTCAGTTAAAGACAAGCCTAAATTCCATCATATTAATAAGATCTGTAAAAGCGAGTGGACATTTAAAGAAGTGGATTTCTCTATTTTTAATAAATACCTCAATTTTTTAAAAACTGGCGATATAAAATGGTTAAAGGATGCAGAAAGGCAGTTACAATAATTATGCCCCAGTATACTTATTTTTGTAATTCTTGTGAAAAAAAGATCGAACTAGTTCTGTCTTATGCAGAATACGAGAAGAATAAAATAAGATGTAATAATTGTGGGTCCCTAAAAGTTACAAGATCTTTCTCAGATGATATGATTGGCATATCCTCCTGTGTTAAAAAACATGATAGCGAACTGAAAACTATTGGGGATCTAGCAAATAGAAATAACGACAAATTTAGCGAAGATAAGAAAGCATCTTTAAGAAACAAACATAATGAGTACAAAGAAGATACGTCTTATCAAAAAGAGCTTCCTTCTGGTATGAGTAGAATTAAAAAACCCAGGAAAAACACATGACAGAAGATAAACTGCCAGAAGAACTACCGGAAAATGTTTTGCGAGGTATCAAAGATCTTTTAGAGTCTTCTAAAGACGATCAGCAAAAAGAAACAGAAAAAGTATATTCTGACTATGAGCAATTACCAAAACCAGACCAAGTAGAAAAACTAATTGATTGTAAGACAGAGTTAGTTTTTACGATTGTTGGAGATGCTATAGAAGTATCTGGAGATTCCTACTTTTCAAAAAAAGTATTTGATAGGAGCTATCATATCGAAGTTCCAGAGAGTGAAGACTATGAATTATTTATGAGCGTCTTTTTTGATCATCTGGAAAAATGTTTAGAGCAATCTGTAAAACAAGTTATGCCAAAAAAGGATTCCAGTAGTGATGGATAGTTTTATTTTCCAGCAAAAGCAACAAGACAATAATTCCAAAGAAATGGAAGAAAGATACTATTGTATTCTTGGTTCTGAAGACTATATGGATGATGAGGGCTTTCCAAGAAAAAAAAATATGGATAGCTCGGTAGTTGCTAGATCAATACAAGGAAGGGATTCCTGTCGTCATTATATAAGAATTTCTCAAAACAAAAAACTATATAATCCAATATCCGTTCTGGACGATGACCGATCTTCAGACTTTCTGGACAGTGTCTGTAGATCTTCCGATTCTTTTAAATCTGTCAACAATAAAATATTTAGTATGTATCTAAATTTTTTGATTTCCAAAAACATAGCATGGCTCCACAGAGCAGAAAGAGAGATGGCATGATGGCAAGATTAAGTAAATTGCAAATATATTCTATAAAGTGGTTGAATTCTCAGGGGAAAAATATTGATGAAATTGCAAATGAGTTAAATTTAAAACTAACTACTAAGCAAATGGAAAAGATTATTCCTCCAGCTATTATAAAAGAAGAGCCGGTAGCTGTTGTTCCAACCATCGGAGTAAAAGATCTTATGATAACTAGCACATCTGGTAAGAACAACAATACTATTGCTATTATGACAAAAGATGCTTCTGCTGCTGCTGATCATGCTAGAACATCTTCCTCCCCAGACCCTCGATCCTTAAATAAAAATTCTATTTACAGACAGAAAAAATGACCAATAAATATCCGTCTAGGTACTCGAATGGCAAACAGGTGTCTGCTGCTCAGTATATTACAGAAGTTATCTGCGAACACAAAGCTAAAATAGATGGATTGGATCTAAATTATAAATTTTGGATAACCAAAGAATGGGATCTGCACTATAGGAGTCAAATTTCTTCAGCTAATAAGCTGTTGAAGAAGTATTCCGCATCGGCTATTATAAAGGCTTTGAACGATAAAAAGTCAGAAAAAATTTATTCTTTGCGGGCTCCTCATCTTCTTCCTATTATAGAGAAATACGAGAAAATACTAGCTAGCCAAAATCTAGATTTTACTAAAGAAATAGATCGACAAGATCACAAGACGCACAGGCGAGATAAACAGAAACAAAACATCATCTCTAAACTTAAGGAATTGGATAATGGGATTTAAAGAAGATCTTACTAAGAATTTTGGTCAAGATATTATAATGTCTGCTAATTCTATAATAGATAGAGAGTCTGTAGTAATACCAGTTAGCCCATCTTTAGATATTATCTTGGGTGGAGGAATACCAGAAGGAAGTTTTGTTGTATTAACAGGTCAACCAAAATGTGGCAAAACGACCACCTCACTGGACTTCGCAGCCACTGCACAAAAAGAAGAGTATCAAGGAAAACTTAAGACTGCTAGGCGAGTGTACTATCTAAACGTAGAAGGTAGACTAAAAAAAAGAGACCTAGAGGGAATTCCAGGACTAGATCTTGATAGATTTGATGTAATAGGATCTCAACAAGGAAAGATATTACATGCCGAAGAATATCTTCAAGTAGCAGAAAGAATTATTAACGAAGAGCCTGGATGTATAATGATAATCGACTCCTATTCTGCATTATGCACAGAAGCAGAAATAACTTCAGATATGGATAAGATGCAAAGAGCCGATGGTGCTAAGTTATTAGCTAAATTCTGCAGAAAAGTAGCAAATGTGATTCCTGTAAATAAAAATATAGTAATAGGTATTACTCATCTCATGGGTAATCCAACTGGATATGGAGCAGAATTCAAAGAAAAGTCTGGTCAGGCTATTGCTTATCAGACAGATGTTAAGCTAAGAGCTAAAACTTTTAAGCCATGGACTATAAGTGCAGATAGTACACAAATAGGACAAGAGGTTGATTGGCAGGTAATATGCTCAGCACTTGGACCTCCCGGAGCAACAATTACCAGTTATATCAGATATGGCCAAGGAATAGATGTTCACATGGAGTCTATTATGCTGGCTTGTGATATAGGATTAATAAATAAGGGTGGGGCCTGGTATACATTAGACTTTCTGGAAGAAGAGAAAAAACAAAAATTACAGGGTTCAGAAAAAATTAGACAATTCTTATTAGAGAATCCATTAGCTTATAAAAAATTAAATGAAGCTATTAAAAAAACTATGGGAATAAAATGACCATAAAGGATCTGGATAATAATATCCATAATTGGCACCTGACTGGAAATATGTCCCATGGAAATACTGCTAATAAGTCGTCATTACATCTTAGAGTTAGACAAATATTGACAACAAATTTCCCCACTTTACAAATACTAGAAGAAGTTCCTATTCCATTAAGAAAATCTGAAACACTATATCTAGATTTTTATATGCCGCTAATTAAAACATGCGTCGAAGTTCATGGGGAACAGCACTATAAGTTTGTTGCTTACTATCATAATAATCAATTTGGTTTTATAAAACAAAAAAAGAGAGATAAAGATAAAAAAGAGTGGTGCGAAACCAATGGGATCAAATATATAGATCTTGCTTTCGATAAAACAGATGAAGAATGGGAGAAGCAGGTAAAGAATGAATACTAAAGAGCAAGTGGAAAATTGGGACAAGGTATTAGATGAATATGAAAAGGGCGTTGGCTTTAGTTCGTATGGTCTAAATAAGTTTGATGATACGGAGTTTAGTGATTATTTTACTATGTCTAGGGACCAAATTGAAAAATTGACCCCAGAAGACTGCGCTCAGATCTCGTATCGGCTGGCACAATTCGCTTTTCATGTTCAAAGAACAGTTAACAGAGAATTAGCTAGATATAATTGGTCAGACGAAACTATCAAGGAGACAATTGCTGATGAGCTAAATAGTTATCATGGATATGGATATGCGGAAAAATCTTTACAAGCAATAAAGCATAATAGTGGAGCCCAGTCTCTGAATAAGATTAAAAAGTATGCAAAACAAAGGGCTGATAGATTGCAGTATTTGTCAACAAACATAAAGAATCTCTCAGATATTCTACTATCTGTACAAAAAACAAAGGTGAAACATGGATCTTAGTCAGTTTTCCAAAAATCCCGAGCAAATCAGAGGATTAATAGCTCTGCTGGAAAGCATGTTGCCGAAAGAAAATGCTGAGGATGCTGTTGAAGATGAAGACAAGCAGGCTACTCCAATAGAGACTAAAGCAAAAAAAAGACCTGGTAAACAAATTAAGAAAAAACCAGCAGAAAGCAAAAATAAATTTTCTTCAATGCCAGAGTTCAATATGCACAAAGATGATTCTGCCATAGATAAAAGGCTTGCAAAAATACCTCCCACTGCTAGAATGAGAGAGTCCATTTCATATGTCGATGTGACATGTAGAATTTGTGGCAAGAGAGAGACGATAAGCTCTTCACTTGTCTTTGAGTCATTGTCTAGATATAAATGCAATAGTTGCGCAACACAAGCGGGATGAATATGATTTTATGCGATCCATCTGCTGAAAGAGCCGTATTGAGTTGTATTATTCAGTATGGCGAGGATGCTTTTTTGGATGTCTCTGACTTAATTACGGAGTCGACATTTACTGTTGATAGCAATCAGATTATTTTTAGGTGTCTGAAAAATATATGTGAGAAGAACAATAAGCCTAAAATAGACATAGCCATGATATATTCTACTTCTCAAGAGCTAGAATTGTCACATATCTTATCGAAAAAAGAAGAAGCTCAACATTTAAAGGCCATAAATGATTTTCCTGCAAATCTAGAGAATGTTAGAAAATTTGCTGGAAAAATAAGAAAACTTGAAATAGCTAGACTCTTACACAAAAGATTGAAGACTATTCAGGATCAGCTGTTAGAGGTAAATGGTACAGAAAGCATATCCTCAATTTTAGGAGTAGCAGAAGATTCTATTTTTAATTTTTCTTCAACTCTCACCAATGATGATTCTGGGCCAGCTGCTGTTGGAGATGGAATTGCACAATATGTAGATTTTCTTCAAAATAATAAAATTGATCAGGTAGGAATATCTACTGGCTTCCCAGTTTATGATAAAGCTATTGGTGGAGGACTAAGAAAAAGCACAGTAAATATAATAGCCGCTAGACCAAAAACCGGTAAAACATTACTGGCTGATAATATGGGCCTATATATTGCTAACAAGCTAAAAATTCCAGTGCTAAATATGGATACAGAAATGACCAAAGAAGATCATATCCATAGATTATTAGCTATGTCGACAGAAATAGAGATATCAAAAATTGAGACAGGTCAATTCTCAGAGTCTCCAAATCTTGTGAATAAAATTCAAGAGGCAACAGAACAACTAAAAAATACTCCTCTGTATTACAAAATAATAGCGGGAAAACCATTTGATGAACAGCTATCGATAATGAGAAGATGGTTAGTAAAAGATGTTGGACTGAATGACGATGGAACAGCAAAAGATTGCGTCATATTCTATGATTATATTAAATTAATGGATACTGCAGGATTATCTCAAGATGTAAAAGAGTACCAGTTACTGGGATTTATGATGACTAGTTTGCATAATTTTGCAGTAAAATATAAGGTTCCAATAGTTGCATTCATCCAATTGAACAGAGATGGTATAAATAAGGAAAGCACAGATACTGCTAGCGGATCAGATCGAATAGTTTGGTTATGTAGTAATTTTACTATCTTTAAGAAAAAATCAGACGAAGAAATTGCTGAGGACGGATCTGAAGCGGGCAATAGAAAACTGGTGCCAGTCATTAGCAGACACGGAGGAGGATTAGACGACAATGACTATATTAACTGCAATATGAAAGGCTGGTGTGCCAAAATAGTAGAAGGCAAGACAAAATTAGAAATAATGCATAATGTTCATACTCCTAAAGACGGATTTATAGTAAATGGAACAGGTGATGAAGAAATCTCGTTCGTATGATCAGTATCAGTTAAAAGAGCTATCGTATTTGGTTTGTGACAATATTGAAGATCTTTTTTCTGTTCTGAATATTTCGTCCTATAAGATATCTGGAAATATGATATCTATGTCTTGTCCTATTCATGGCGGAGATAATGACTCTGCCCTAAATCTATATCATGAAGGAGACAGCTACAGAGGAAACTGGAAATGCAGAACTCACCAGTGTGAACAAGTTTTCAAGTCTTCTATAATAGGATTCATTAGAGGATGCTTGTCTAGAGAAAGATTAAGTTGGCAGAAAGTAGAAGACGACACAGTATCATTTAAAGAAGCTATCGATTTTGCTATTGGTTTCGCGAAACATGATCCGAGTATATCAAAAGTTTCAAAAAAAGATAAAGAAAAAAATAACTTTGTAAACATGGTAAAGCATACTGGGGTTGTGCCTGTAACTAAAGGTCCAACTGTCTCTAGAGAAATGGTGGTGAAAGGATTAACAATTCCTTCCAAGTACTTTTTAGATAGGGGCTTCACAAAAAATATTCTTGAAAAGTATGACATAGGGGACTGCATTAAAACAGATAGGGAGATGAGCAATAGAGCGGTTGTTCCTATATATGACATCTCTCGCTCAACAATGGTAGGATGTACAGGAAGAGCAACAGATGGACAACTTCCAAAATGGAGACATAGCAAGGGACTAAAAACTCAGGAGCATTTATATAATTTCTGGTTTGCTAGAGAACACATTAAGTCAAGTCGATGTGTGATCATAGTAGAGAGCCCAGGAAATGTTTGGAGACTAGAGGAGTCAGGTATTCATAATTCAGTAGCGATATTCGGAGCATCATTACAAGACAAGCAGAAATTATTGTTAGACATTTCGGGTGCCATGAATATAATAACGATTATGGATAATGACAAAGCTGGAGTTGACGCTGCCAAGCAGATAAGGGATAAGTGTGAGAGAACATATAATATAAATAATATTTCATTAGAACACAACGATATTGCTGATATGAGTATATCTGAAATAAAAGATACCATTAAACCTATGATAGAAAGAATCAAATGACCTACATACTATCATTTTCTGGACGTAAGCAGTCGGGTAAAAGCACATCAGCAGATTATATAATATCTTTAATAAATGAGCATAAATTCAATATGTCTTATAAGATCTATAGTTTTGCAGACCCACTTAAACAGGACATCTGCATCAACATATTAGGACTAACTTATGACCAGTGTTATGGGTCTGATGATAATAAGAACACTATGACTGATTTATGGTGGGATGGGGTTCAATTAACAGCTAGAGAAGCTATGGAGATCATAGGGACTAAAATCTTTAGAGCATTAAAAACAAATGTATGGGTTGATGCTACTATAAATAAGATTAAAAAAGAAAATGTGGATCTGGCTATTATCTCAGACTGTAGATTTCCAAATGAGGTAGAGGCAGTTAAAAATGGTGGGGGTCTTAATATAAGACTAGAGTCGGATCCATTCCATTCTAATAGTATCAGTGAAAACTCTCTAGATCAGGATGTTTATGATTGGTCTAATTTTGATCTTATTATTAAAAATTCTAAAATGACTATTGAGGAAAAAAATAAAGAGATATTAAGATTTTTATATGATTATAATATTATCTCTACTTGTGGGCTTTCTGATGATAAAATACGACAATACCAAAACAAAGGAATACTGTCATTATAATAACATACTTCAGAAGTTCATCTTATAATACCCATTCTATGTGCGAGCAGCAGTACTTTGCTGAATACGTACTTGGTTGGCGAGGCCCATCTGGACAAAAAGCAGACAAAGGAACAATAACTCACAAAATACTAGAAATTTTAGCAGTAATAAAAAAGGGTCTACAAGACAATGCTTCTAGTATTGATGATAATATCTTGGGCAATATTAGTACCACTAATTATGATTTAGATGATATTATATCAAGAGTATATAAGCATTATTCTGAAAAAATTTCCCCTTACCATAAATGGTCTGATAAAGATCTTAGAGACTGTAGAGACTGGACTAATAAAGCCATATCTTTTAATGGGGGGATGTTTGATCCAAGAAATAGAAATATTATATGTCCAGAACAACACTTTGATTTTGAAATAGATAAACCTTGGTCTAAGTATTCATATAATACTATGGACGGAAGACTGGAAGGGAATTTGGCTCTTAAGGGGACAATTGATCTCATTACTCTTGTAGATGATGATACTATAGAAATTATTGACTGGAAAACCGGAAAGAGAAGAGATTGGGCAACAGGAAAAGAAAAGACTCAGGAGAATCTGGAAAAAGACCCTCAGCTTATGATCTATTATTATGCCATAAAGCACCTATATCCAGACATAAAGAATATAATTTTTTCTATATATTTTATCAATGATGGAGGACCATTTTCTGTGTGCTTTAGCAATAAGGATATTCTTAATACTGAAGATATTCTAAGGGCTAAGTTTGAAATAATTAAAAAAAGCAAAAAGCCGAGACTCAATAAAACCTGGATGTGCAGTAAATTATGTCATTTTGGAAAGACCACATTCGAGAACACCAATATAGAAGCAATGACGGAGTATAGAGACAATCAAAGGTGTCCAAATGGATCGGTAATGACAAAATGTGAGCAATTAAAACACGAGGTTGACCTTTACGGAATAGACACTACAATGATCATGTACACTCACCCGAATCACTCATTAAGTTTCTACAAAGCTCCTGGTTAAGCATGAAACCCTCTTACTCCGTACTTCACTGTCATTCTCACTACAGCCTATTGGATGGGATTAGTAAACCAAGCCAGATCGCCAAAAGATGCGAGGATATAGGAGTAAACTCATGTGCTATTACTGATCACGGATCTATCTCTGGGTGCGTCCAGTTCTATTCCGCTATGGCTGCTAAAAAGATCAAACCAATTCTTGGCTGCGAGATGTATCTTTGCAAAGAAGACTCAAAGATCAAAACAAAAGAAAACAGTCATCTTAGTCATTTTATTATTTTAGCAAAGAATCTCAAAGGATGGAAAACTCTTATAAAGATTATTTCTGAATCAAATCTAGAAGAAAATTTTTACCATAAGCCAAGACTAAGCCTTGACAGACTATCAGAAATGTTAGATGGTAACATTATAGGTTTTTGTGGACACATAGGGTCATATATCCACGACTTAATTAAGATCACAGAGAGAGAAAATATGATCAAGGAGAGTACTGAATTTGTCCACAAGATGAAAGATGTTTTTGGTAAAGATAATTTTTTCCTAGAGAGTCAGCTTATGGACGCTCAAAATAATAAAGAGCAAATATCTTTAACAGAATTTATTCGAGACATAGGACAAAAAACTGACACTCGGGTGGTATGTACTCCAGATGCTCATTATTGTGAAAAAAAAGATGCTGTGGATCAAAGGGTTCTTTTATGCAATAGTATGAAAACAACACTCTCAGATATAAGTTCTAAAATTTTAAACGACGAAGATATTCCTCTGGGCTGCTTTTTTAAATCTGATAATTATCATATTTTATCAAACGAAGAGATGTACGATATCCACACAGAAGAAGAAATAAACAATACCATATATCTTAGTTCTTTAATAGAGGACTACAACATATTACAGAAACCTTCTTTACCCCCATTCGATTGTCCAAATGGGCAAAATCCAGATGAATATCTAAGACAATTGTGTAGAAATGGTTGGAGAGAAAAGATTCTCAATATTATTCCTGTTGAACATCATGATGAATATACAAATAGGATCAAGTATGAACTAGAAATACTTCAACAGGCTGGATTATCTAGCTATTTTCTTATAGTCGAAGATATTGTAAAATATATTAAAGGGGAAAAATGGCTACCCGGTCCAGGAAGAGGATCAGCAGCAGGATGTCTTGTTTCATATTTATTGGGAATAACATCAATAGATCCAATAAAATATAATCTGATCTTTGAAAGATTTTATAACTCTGGAAGAAACTCAGAAGGTAGTATTTCTATGCCAGATATTGATGTTGATGTTCCCATTAATAAAAGAGAGAACATTATTAATTATATTAGAAATAAATATGGGTCAGATAAAGTCTCTCAGATTATAACCTATAATACTATGAAGGGTAGAGGAGCTTTAAAAGAAGTTTTAAGAGTTTATGGAGATGTTTCATTCGAAGAGATGAATAGAATAACAAAAAATATACCCGATGAGGCTAAGATAGCGGATGAGTTGCAAGAGATGAAACAGGACACTGGAGAGGCATCTATTATTAGATGGGCATTAGAAAACAATGTTGAAAAACTCAAAGAATGGTGTAGTATATCTGAAGATGGCTCATTGGTCGGGCCACTGTGCAAAAGATTCGAGCAAGCAATTCGACTAGAGGGAATCAAGTCAAATCAATCCAAACATGCTGCTGGTGTCGTTATTAGCAGCACAGAACTCAGAGATATTTGTCCCATGATCTATGATGCAAAAAACAATCAGCACTTAGGAGGCATGGAAATGCAAGATCTTGAAAATCTAGGAATCATAAAGTTCGACATATTAGGCATAGCAATGTTAGACAAGGTTATGATTATTTCAGATATTCTTAAAAACGGAGAGTAGTATCATGCAAAAAACAATGGATGAATTAGCAGTTGGAGAAATGTTTACTGTTAATGATGTTAAATATGTTAAGATTTCAGATGTGAAAGTAAGTTGTTGTCGTAGCGTAAATTGTCAGGAACACGACAACTCTGGTTCTAGGCACTTTTTCCCAGGAAATACAATAGTAACAACCAATGGCTAATTCTCAGAAGATTTGTGTTTTTGATTTAGAAACAGATGGCGTAAATCCAGATGTTTGTAGTCCAGTTCAAATAGCTGCATTAATGATAGATCCTTATAAATTAGAGATTATTAAAAACTCAGAGTTTAATATTAGTCTCAAGCCATCTGCTCTTGAAGATAAGCCAGATTATAGATATGAAGATAGTGATGTTTTAGATTTTCACGCAAAGGTTAGATCTTGCGATAAGTCTATCATATTAGAACAATGGCAAGGATATCAGAAACAAGAACATGGATGGAAAATGTTTATATCCTATTTAGACATATATCATACCAGAAGTAGTAAAAAATCTTGTTTCTCAGCTCCTATTGCTGCTGGATATAATATAAATAGGTTTGATATTAGGATAATAGACAGAATGAGTAATAAGTATGGCAATACAAATAAAGAAGGCAGGAACAATCTTTTTTATCCAAGAGATGTAATAGATCTAATGAATATGGTTTTTTATTGGTTTGAGGCTAATACTGAACTTAAAAGTTATACTCTGGATAATGTAAGAGAATACTTTGGTTTATCCAAAGAGGGTGGTCATGATGCTCTCAAAGATGTTAAGGATACAGCCGAACTACTAATTAGATTTATGAGACTGCATAGAAATACTGCCGCTAAAGTAAAGTTTAAAGGATCTTTTTTAAATGTCTAGTGAGTTTGCTTTTGATTGTGGATGTAAATTTAAGATTCTTAACAATATAGTCTCTGAAGAATTTCCAAGAATAGAATTTTCTGGAAAGCTAGATGAACTAGATCTTTCGTGCCAAAGAACATGGGATATGATTTCAACAGGAAATACCAAGGGGTGCTTTCAGTTGGAATCTAGACTAGGGCAGTCAATGGCCAAAAGACTTAAACCTGGAAATATTGAGGAGCTATCTGCTCTGATAAGTATTTTAAGACCGGGTTGTCTAGAGGCTACAAGAGATGGAAAAAGTGTTTCTAATCATTATATTGATAAAAAGAATAATGAAGAGAGTATTGATTATTTTCATCCTATTTTAGAACAATCTTTGAAAACTACCTATGGAGAGATGATATATCAAGAGCAGTCAATGGAAATAGCTAAAACAATAGCGGGGTTTGATCTTAAAGAGGCAGACGTTCTTAGAAAAGCTATTGGTAAGAAGAAACCAGAACTTATGGCCCAAATGAAACTTAAGTTTTTAGACGGATGTAAAAAACAGGATATCGTTGACGTTCAAACGGCAGAACAGATATTCGACTGGATAGAAAAAGCCCAAAGATATCAATTTAACAAGTCCCATTCTGTTAGTTATGCAATGAACGCTTATTTATCAGCATATGCTAAAGCTCATTTTCCAAAAGTCTTTTTTGCCTCATATCTAAGATTTGCCAGAGACAAAGTAGATCCACAGAGAGAAATAAAAGAACTAGTAAAAAATGCTTCAGAGATGGATATAGATGTTTGCGTCCCAGATTTACGAAAACTCAACAAGCTTTTTATTCTTAAAGATAAAAAAATATATTTTGGTCTAACTGACATCAAAGGAGTAGGAGAATCTGTCTACAATAAGATTTTAGATATTACTAAAGATAAGAATATATATGAGATGACATGGGCAGATATCTTAACTGGAATCCTGCTAAAAATAAACTCGACAGCTAGTAAAGCTATGGTTTCATGCGGGGCCTTGGATTTTCTTAAAAAGAATAGAACAGAACTATTATTTCAGCTTGAAATATGTTCGGGCCTCACCAATAAAGAGCAAGATGCTTTAAGGGAGCTTACAGAAAATAATCCAAAAGAATCTCTAGAAAATAATATATCTGCTATCAAAACCAAGGCTAGGATTACAAAAAAGAGACAGGATGTAATAGATTCTATAGTGAGATCTATACAAGAGCCCCCATATTCCCTAGTAGATAAGATAGAATGGTTATCTGATTCTGAAAATGCTCTATTAGGAGTATCTATAACATGCTTTAAGATAGAGACCTATGATATTAGTATGACTAATTGCGACTGTAAGGAGTTTAAAACTACTAGAATCAGGAATAATATAATAATAGCTGGAGAAATAAGCTATATAGGGATAACAAAAACTAAAAAGGGCGCTAGTCCAGGATTAGAGATGGCTTTTTTGACAATAGAAGATAGAAATGGAAGCTTGGATTCTGTGGTATTTTTCCCAGAATGCTTTAGTAAGTATAGAAATTATCTATTCGAAGGTAATGTACTTATTTTTATGGGGTCTAGAGGAAAAAATCAGGATTCGCTAATCGTTGAAAAATGTTTTATTCCATCCTCTTGACATTCTTGAAGAAGTTGCTACTATTGTTATAGTTGCGAGAGTTACTTTACTTTTTAGGAGATTTTGATAAATGAATATTACTTTGCTTAAAGGAAATCTGGCCAGAGACCCAGAATTGAGAACAGTTAACACCTCTGGAAAAGCAACATCTGTTGTTAATTTTACAGTGGCGGTATCTAGAGAATATGTCAAGTCTAATGGAGAAAAAGATAAGATTACTTCCTTCATTAGTTGTGAAGCATGGGATACGGGTGCCGAGATGATCTCGGAGTCTTTGAAGAAGGGCGACCTCGTTATGATAGAGGGATCTCTTAGAAATGACTCATGGGAAAAGGATGGCGTCAAGCATAATACCCTAAAGGTCAGAGTTAATAATTTCTCCAAGATCAGCAAGCTATCTAGGACATCGAGTGCTAGAGTAGTAGACGAAGCAGAACCGGTGGCTTTCTAATACTACTTTATTTAACTAGGAGATTTCTTAAAGAGTATCCGAGGGTGAAATATCCCTCGGGCTCTTTGAGGAAATGATGACAAAAAATAAATTAAAAATTCTAATGGTTTCCGAGGCTAGTTTTTTAAGCTCAGGATTTGGGACATATGCTAGAGAAGTATTGTCTAGATTACATAATACTGGAAAGTACGAAATAGCTGAATTCGCCTCGTATGGGCTGGTAAATGATCCGAGGGACAAAGATATTACCTGGACTTATTATGCCAATGCTGTAAGGGAGAACGATCCAAGACATAAGGAATACTCTTCTAGGAGCGACAATCAATTCGGTAAGTGGAGATTCGAGAAAGTTTTGCTGGATTATAGGCCAGATGTTGTGGTCGACATTAGGGACTATTGGATGAGCGCATATCAAGCATCTTCTCCTCTAAGACCGTATTTTCACTGGTGTTTAATGCCAACAGTAGACTCAGAACCACAACAGGAAGAATGGATAGATACCTTTTTGGGAGCAGATGCTATTTTTACTTACTCAGATTGGGGAGCAGATGTTCTCAAAAGACAAAGCTCTGGTAAAATAAAGTATATTAGCACAGCATCGCCAGGAGTAGATCTGTCTGTTTTTAAAATACAAGATAAAAAAGAGGCAAAAAAAATACTTGGAATTCCAGAAGATAGTATTATAATAGGCTCTGTTATGAGAAATCAGAAGCGAAAACTCCTACCAGAACTTTGCCTAAGCTTTAAAAAAGTCTTGACTGAGCTTCAAAACTCAAATCCAGATCTTGGTAAAAAGATGTATCTATACCTTCATACTAGCTATCCAGACATGGGTTGGGATTTGCCGGAACTTCTAAAAGATAACGGCATAGCTAATAAAGTTTTATTCACAAGTATTTGCAAACAATGCAAATATATTCATGCTGCCACTTTTGCTGGACCTCTGAAGATTTGTCCCAAATGCTTTACTAGAGCGTCATCGTTTCCGTCTGTGACTGATGGAGTATCCACTAAAGATCTAAGCACTATATATAATACTTTTAATCTCTATGTTCAATATGCTATCTGCGAAGGATTTGGAATGCCACAAGTTGAAGCTGGTGCATGTGGAATACAGATAGCTACTGTTGGATATAGTGCAATGATAGATGTTATAAATAAGATTGGGGCTAAATCAATAAGTGTCAAATCATACTTTAAAGAACTAGAAACAAAAGCAATCAGAGCATACCCTGATAATGATGAGCTTGTACAATATATTTTAGAGCAGATCAAAATACCTGAGCACATATTAGAAAAAAATAGACTGGAAACACGAAAACTAACGGAGCTTCACTACAATTGGGACAATACAGCTAAAAAATGGGAAGAGTATTTTGATTTGTTAGACAACAGAGGATTTAGATCAGACTGGGATAAAGCTGCCAATATCATGGACTCTTTGATAGAATCCCCAAATGATTCTGATCCAAGTAAAAATTTTGAGTATGTAGTTTATTTATGTGGAAAAAAGCTTTTAAATTTATCAGCAATTGGATCCGAAAAATTCCTATCTATGCTAAAAGATTCTGATTATGGATATAGCCAAGTTTCCCCGACACAAATAACTCAGTATTCCTATTCGCATATTACCGATTATTTGAGGCAGCATATCGAGAATAATAACCAGGCGGAACAAGTAAGATCTAATAAGACAGAATTTCAAGATGACTTTATATACTACTCTAAGATGAAAAATCAATCATGAATATTTTATATATTGGACCATACAGACAATTAGATATGTGCGGGACACACTCCTTTGCAATTTTACAAAAACTGCTAAAAATTCCAGATATCAATGTATCATCAAGACCAATTTATATACAAAACAATACGACTGATTCAATAAATAAAAATATCTCGAAAAGAGAAGTATTTAATGCTGAACATCAGAAATTAGATCATTATGACACAATAATACAAAACGTTCCAATAAAATGGTTCTGTTCAGATCTTAGATTTAAAAACAATATTTTTATACCTATTCTTGACAGTGAGAATTTTTTTGATGAAGACGTACAGAAACTAGAATATTGCGATAAAATACTCGTCGATTCGGACTACTCACAATTAAGGTTTAATGCAATAGGTCTAAAGGACAAAGTACACAGATATGTTTTATCTACAGAGCCAGATATCATAACAGATTTGTTTGGCACTACCGTTGACAAAAAAATGGATCTAAAGATATATAATAGTTTTATAAAAATATATACTATAGTTAACTATACGAAGGATACAGATATTATTCACGATACGATTATTTCTTTTCTGTCTACCGAGAAGAGATCCAACTGTTGCTTTGTTCTGTTTTTACTGAATTTTAATCAAGATGAATCAACTAGACTTTCAGAGTTTCTCTCTCTGGTGTACCAATCTTTAAACAGGACTATGATTTTTCGAAAAGTGCTGATGGTGCCAATAGATGCTAACATAGAGAATCTATTGGCTGCTCATAAGACAGGAGACATATTCTTAAATATCGGAGCAGCTAGCTATGATAGCCTAAATGAAATGCTATGCTCCTCTGCCAATAGTCAATTTGTGTCAAGTAAAAACTCAGATTTCACAAGGCCCAATATCCAAAATAACAGACTAAGCCCAGTAGGATACTCAATCACTGAACATGAAAACTTCTTTTCAACAAGCGACTCTTCTGCCACTCTAACGAACAATGCTTTTTCTTCATCAAAACTAGAAACTCTCATATGTCAATAGCTTTCAAAATACATAATATTATTAGTTCGTGCCTAGATAAGGAAATTAGCTCGGTTTTAGTTCCTCATCTAAGTGTTTTTGATAAGATTTATGAGATGCTAGACATATCTGTTTCTTTGTTAAAAAAAGAAGAAATAATCAAACCCTCGAACATATTTGTTAGTAATAATATCTTATCTCATTCTAAAGAGCGAAAAGCTTTGGGCGTTAAGTATCATATAAAAGATCTTATTTTCTTTCATGACATTCCGAATGCTCAATTTAAAAAAGAAGATAGGATGATACTAAGAAATGGATTGAACTCTTGTAATAAGATTGTTTTTCACGAACAGATAGCAAAAGCATGGGGATTATCTGAGGATCAAAATACAAACATAATAGATTATGGCATTCCCATTATGCAAACAGAACAGATATCTCCTAAAAAGTCCAGGAAATCTGTTATAATATTAAATTTTAAACACGGACAAATAGCTAGGGACCTGCATAACTATATTAAACAAGCAAATGATGATTCTGTTTGTATCGAATCAATGCCAAGTAGCTTGCAGCAATTATCTGATGTTGTGTCTGAATATAGGATATGTATAGATGTAAATGATTATATAAATGTTTTGTTTTCTGCTTCTTGTGGAGTTATTGCTATTGGGGCTGATAGTTTTGATCCAAATATAGACTCTATTATGAAGATGACAGATTATTCAAATATACACAAGGTTATTTCAGACATAATGTCTATTCCAGAAGAAAAATATCATGAGCTGATTAAAAAAAATAGTGATTATATTCATAGTAAATATTCTATGATTAATTTTACAAACAAGATGATGTCTCTTATGTCCTCTATTAAATCGGAACCCTTTTATCATGAAACGTAATATATCCATAGTTGATAAGTATAAGTCCTATACTGTTGAAGGTGCGACATCTATCGATAGGAACAGTATTGAAACTATTATTAATGATTCTATAGACAACATATTCTTCTTTTGTCTAGAATACTGCAATCCGGAAACTTTAAATTTAGATATTAAGATTTTATTAAATAAACTAAGACTAGATGGATCATTAATTTTACAGTTTATGAATACAAAAAAAATATGCGAAGGATTAATAGCTGAAACCATATCTGAGGAGCTATTTCTTAAGTCTTTTATAAATAAAAAGCAGCTTATTTCTGTAGATAAAATATGTTCTTTAATAAGTGGTGATTCATTTACCATAATAAAACTGGATCACATAGAAAGCGAAACAGTCATGATTATAAAAAGGATTTCAATATGAATACAAGCTGTAAAGATTGCATGTTTGCTAATATCGCAGAACACAAAGAAAGCTGTGAGTTTGGAATCATAGAAGAGATACAGAATGATCATCATGTAGAAGTAATAGATGGATACAATTATATAAAAGATTATACTTGTAAATATGGACTATCTAGATCCACGCACGATCAACATTTGCAACATTTTTCTCATGAAGAGACAAAAAAGACTATTGTTGACAAGGCCATCATACAGTATACTCTTTTTATAGATACATCATCAGATAATCAAGATATAGACTATCTGGATCTGTGTCAAGATATTAATAAGCTATCTATTATGCCCAACTATATTATATTTTTAGGTTGGGAGTTAAGCCCTATTGATTTAAGCACTCTTAAAAACACAATAAATCCAAATGTTCGATGGAAATTTCTGACATCAGCAGATAAAGAGAGTAGTGACATAAATATGTGGAGCATTTTTCAAACAAATAAAAATAATATTGGAACATATATATGGATAAATAAGGCTAATAATTTAAAAGATAGAGTAGAAAAAGATATGATTCGAAATATCAACCACTTAATAATGGTTAAGCAGCCTACTTGCAATTTCCTTAGATCAACAGTATCAGCAGGATCTAATTCCGACAGTCTCTTTATGACTAAGGAAAATTATATTGGAATAACAAAAAATATCGATAAGTCTATAGGAATAGCTATTTGTGGAATGGGCGAAACGATAATAAAATATTATGATTAATGCTTTAATAATAACACCAGAGATAACTAAAGGAATGAAGTCTATTGGGTCTAAGTCCCTATTATTATTAAAAAACACCCAACTTGTTATAGATTACCAGATAGAGCAAATTTATAAAATATGTAAAAATACAGATATCTCTATTGTGATCGGTTTTGACTCTGGTAGGATAATAGATCATATTAAAAGTAAGCATAAAAATATTAGAATTATAGAAAATAAAAGATATGATAAAAGTAATCAATCAGAAGACTTATTCTTATATCTATCTAAGATGCGAAACAGAAGATTAAAAAATCTTATTATTATTTGTAGTGGAATATTAATTAGAGAAGATACTATAAATCTAAAAAATCTCTCAGGAAAATCCAAAATATTTTTATTAGACAAAGCCAAAAATAACTTTAATATAGGTTGTGCAGATACTGAGGATACAGAATACCTGTTCTACGATCTCGCTCAACCCTGGTCAGAAATCTTATATTTTAATGAAGAAACGATAGAAAGAGCTGCTTTAATACTCAAAGAGAACGCCTCGCATCTTTTCTTATTTGAGATTATAAATAAAATTATTGCTTCTGGAATTATTATAAAAAAACATCATATATCAAAAAATAATGTAATGAAAATAATGGGAACGAAAGACTTAACCAAAGCTAAGATTTTTATATGACAAAAAAGATACTTGTTCAAAATGCCGACAATAAGTTTATTAATAATTTATCCATAAGTCAGCTTTCTCCGCCAATACAGAGAATGGTTAAGACTATTCGAGATGACCTATATAAGACATTTTATAGTTATAGATTTGAATCGATTATTCTAGTTGCTTCTTTGCTTAATCCAGAATCAAAACAATTTATTCTAGAATATCATGGTGAAGTTAATATAATGATATATGATGATATTAATGGGGCAATTATTGATGAAGATATAAAGAAAGTCTGCAAGATTTTAAGGAATAAAGCAAAAGATACGAATAAGAGTAAAGATAAGGGCGAGATTTCCATACCAAGACTACTAAATCAGGATATTTTTAAAGCAGACAACAATGTTACCAAAAAATCTCAAATAGCAGTCTTCTTGGATGGAATAAATATACTGCCAGACACTTTGATGGAAAAATATCTTCATCCCTTTTCTGACCTGAGCATAAAAATGTTTAACAACACCTTAGTATCTCACTGCCAAAATCTAGGCAATGTACCAGAGAAAGGAAAAGCAAAAATACTTCAAGAGTCCGAATTCTACTTATGTCTCACAGAAGAATATTTAGCAGAAGCCTGGTCATGTGGATGCAAAGTTTTAGACATAAAGGAATTAGACAACCTTATTCCAAAAAAATATGCCGTACCACAGACTTATCAATCTTACTCTAATTTTATAAAAAATATTATATGACAACTACCAGAAACATAGGGTTCATACTACCCAAATTATCCAACCATGTTTTTTTTACAGACCTATTTAAAACAATTCATGAATTTATAGAAAAAAACCCATTTGACCAAATAGTCATATTTAATAGCTTTTCAGAAATAACCCAGCCTCTTAATATTCCCATATTCCATCTTAGCCATGCTCAATTTTTTACCGGGGATCTATTTTTATTTGATATAATTAGTGCGATACTAACAAAATCTTTTCCAAGAGCAAACAATAGATATATCTACGCCCAAGATGTTCCTTGGATGACCAACCCAGGAGTAGCTTATTCTGAGTGGTTAGAGATATATGGCCAAGATAATCTAGAGATTATAGCGAAGAACAAAGATCTTTATGACCTGTATCATAAGTGTTGGAAGAAGCCAAAAGGAATTTCAGAAAGTTTTAAATATGAAGAAATTGCACAAATTATATGAAAATCTCTCGGACATAGAAAAAAAGACTATTATTAATAGTTTATATGTTACTGAGAAAAAAAGTTTTGCTGATATTGCCACTATCTATGGAACCTATTCTAATAGGATTAGAAGAGACGCTAAAAAACTACAAATAAATATTAGAGACAAATCCGAGGCTCAAAAGAATGCTCTAACAACAGGAAAACATGCTCATCCTACCAAAGGAAAAACCAGATCCTCCGAAACTAAAGAAAAAATTGGACTATCTGTTCTACAGTCATGGGAAAATTTATCCGATGAAGAAATAGAAAAAAGAAAACAATCATCAAAAGCTAATTGGGACAATCTATCTGTGGAAGCAAAAGAACATATGCAAAAATCAGCAAATGCAGCTATTAGGATATCTAGTAAGATTGGATCTAAATTAGAAAAATTTTTATACATCAAGTTAATTAATGATGGCTTTAAAGTCGAGTTTCACAAAGAGAACACTCTTGCAAATACCAAGTTGCAAATAGACATGTTTATTCCTAGTATAAATACGGCTATTGAAATAGATGGGCCTTCACATTTTGAGCCGGTGTGGGGTCAGGATGCTTTATCTAAAAATATTACATATGATCAAAAAAAAGAGGGCTTAATATTTGGTAGGGGTTGGAGTTTAATAAGAATAAAACAAACCAAAGATTTTTCTAAAGCTAGAAGTAACTTAATCTATAGCAAACTAGTAGAATTTATAAGTATTAATTCTAAAATTTTAAAAAGTGGTCAACAAAAAATGGAGATTCATGACTAAAATGGTTAAAAAAGAGAAGGTCTGTGAAGAAAAAGAAAATGTTGATATAAAGCAGCCTAAAATCACAGATATAGAATGGACGGATTATGTTCTTGGCCTTTTATCAGATGATGAAAAAATAGGTGGAAATCCAACTACTGATGGATTAAGAAGAATATTTGAGTTGGCCTTAAATTGTAGCGTAATATCGGCTATTAGTGATGTTGTTCAGGCTCCTAGCCCAGAAAATGAAAAAAGAGCCACTGTGGTTCACTCCATTTCCTATGTTTTAAAAGATACCGCTCCAGAGGACGAAGACTTTAAACACAAGTCTGTAAGCGGCGCTGCGGACGTTTATTGGGGCAATTGTGATAAGGTGTACAGAAACCATCCGATAGCTGTGGCAGAGACCAGAGCTGAGGGAAGAGCCTTGAGAAGAGCTTTGAGACTAAGAAAGGTTGTTGCAGCAGAGGAGATATCTAAGGAGATAGATGATCATCCTGATGAGAATACTGTTTCTAAAATAAGTAATAATCAGATAAATTTTATTGACGTAATAGCAAAAAGACTTAATATAAATATATCGAAGCTGTTAAAGAGCAATGATTTGTCTTGTGAAAATATCTACACTCTTTCTCATGAGAATGCAGTTAACATTATAAGATTGTTGTCAAAGTATCAGCAAAATATGGCGGACATATCAGAAAGTATTATAGGTTATTCTAACGATTGGAAATAAAAATGAAAGTAACATATAGGGCCACAGATAAACTTGTTTTTGAATTAGAGGGTTCTGGACAAAAGGAAATTTTTAAAGAGTTAGCTCTAATCCAAGAAATTTTTAGTGAAGAAAAGTGTGGACTATGTGGTAGTACAAACTTGAAGTTTATTGTTAGAAATGTAGATAATAATGATTATTTTGAATTAAGGTGCAACGATTGTGGGGCAATCTTAGCATTCGGACAACATAAAAAGGGAGGCACATTGTTTCCAAAAAGAAAAGATGATAATGCAAACTATCTCCCCAACAAGGGGTGGCATAAATGGACAAAAGACAAAGAATCTTTATCAAAATAATAAACTTTGATTATATTTCTTTCTTCCATTTTCCAACAGGACACTCTTGATCTGCCCAAGCCAATTTACTAATATATCTTTTATTCCTAATAAGTAGGCATCCACATTTAGAGCATGTGTCTTCTTTAAAAAACTCACAAGATCGACAGATATTATGTCTTTCGATAATCTTTTCTTCTGAACATAATTTCATCCCCGTAGATATATGTTCTATTGTAGCTTTGGCAAAATTTTTTAGTTTCTCGCTAAAAGTTTTATCGTCGCTTTGTCTATGTAGTGGTTTTTTACAGATGAAAACAGGAGGATCTCCATCAAAAGATCTAAGTTTTATGCCACAATTATTACATTCATAGTTCATACCATCTTCGCTAGAAAACTCGCAAAAACTATTTTGTGAAATACTCATAAGGTATCAACTCCCATGGAAAAAGGCTTCTCATATTTTCTGATTTATTTTCTATTCCATCTACACTTCCATAAAATGCCCTAAACATCATTTCGTTTTGCAGCTGCAGAAAATCTGTAATGGGTGCTTGTTCGAGTGCTTTTGCGGCATTTTTTTGCAAACATTGCCAAGCATAAAAATTATTAATCAGTAGATAACCAGAGGTTAGCTCTTCTGGACTAGGAGGATTGGCACTACTAATTTGTTGATAAGTACTATGTTTTCCATATCTAAATACGGACGTTAATAGATCTATGCCACGAACTTGTCTAGGTATTTTTCTAAATTGCACTCGCAAATTCGCCGTATCATCAAGATTAAAAATATTATATACTCTCGCAACAGCACTTACTCTCGATCCCTCAGAATCCTGTAAGCCAAGACCCCCATCGGATGGAGATGTTACACACTGGATATCATTTGTTGGGCCAATTCCTGGAACATACGCGACATCTGCTGAAAAATCATTTTTTATAATCCCCTGGTTTAATCTTTTTGCTAGATCTTTTTCATCATTTATTCTTTCGTGAGGAGCAAGAAGAATTTCATATGTTTCTTTTGCTCTTACCAGTATCTCTGAGCCAGGCAATATCCCGTCGGTATCGGAGTTATAGCTGAACGATCTTTCTATGGTCGTTAGTTCCCAATTTGGAGCACCTGGCAACTTATAAAGATCGACTATTTTCTCTTTATCCTGTTTTATTTTTTCATCTGGAATCTTATAAATGAAAACGTCTCCTCCTGAATAGAAATCCTCTATACCTCCGCTCTTTATGCCCTCACCAACACCAGCACTAACTGGACAAATATTACTATTTCCAAGAAATACCGCTGTTCCTTTTAATGTATTAATAAGAGAGCAGGCGTATTCAGTTTTAACTAAAACTCTAGGCCTCATCTCTTCTGCTATGCTACAAGATTGTTTTGGGTCTATATTGATCCAATAGTAATCATTACTAACATCTTTATATGTTATCTGATACGCTCCAGCTGAATCTGTTTTAAGATCGATATTTATATGTTGAAGCAGTTTAGTATCTCTTATAATTGCTGATTCTTTGTCCTGAATAAAAGACCTAATTATTCCAAGATCTTTATTATTAGAATCTTTTAGAATCTTCGTTCCATGCTCCAAAGGTAATAATCGATCTGCCTCATTTCTTGTGGGAGACTCATCTCCAATTATGATGTGTCCATCTGTTTCAGCAAGGATTTTACCAAACTTAGAATCTGGAGACGAAATACTAGCTGCTACTTTTTCGCTATCTGGTGGTGGTGACTGAGTATAAAAAACTTTAGCAAAAGGAATTGCTTGATCTTCTAATACTTTAAGAATCTCGTTTCTTTCCAAATATTTGTCTTGTAGCGATCTATAAGTTCGTTTTTTATTGCATTGATTAATATCAGATCCTTTCCCATAACAAGATCCAGCATCGTCAGGTAGAGAGGCATAATGTTCTTGTAAGTATCTAATATTTGAGCTGTTGATTATTAAGGTTGTACTAGCTGCGTCTGTTTTTCCAACACTATTATCAAGATTTGTAACATCTTCTGCTGACTCCATCTTTTGCAATCTGGCTGATAACCCTGATATCTGTTCTGGGGTCAATCTTTGAATTGGAAATTTTTGGATATAATCGTCTTCAATTATTAATTCTCCAAAATCTTGAGAGATACTCTTAAATGAAGAACTTTTTAAATACATAATATCATATTTATGGCTAGGGGAATTTAAAATAGCTCTAGATATTTCTTCTAGAGTAGCCTGTAACTCATCGACTAATGGAGTTTTTGTATTGGGGGACGCGATATCTGAGTTCTTTGTCTTTTCTGGAGCTGTTGGCCAGCCATATCCAGAGACTATTTGAAAATTGTCTCTCAATAATAGTCTTTTATATTCTTCAGAAGAGTAAGCATAACCAGCTATTTTTTCATCTTTAACAACCTTTATTGTTTTCTGTGTTCCGTCTGTGGAATAAAACAGAGTTACCTGATTATATTTTATCTTATCGTTTTCTATATTATTAAATATCTGATATATATTTTTTAAATTATTATGTTGTAATTGGCAAGTCAAGATATTTTTATTAACAGTAGGAGAACCATCCCCATAGCTACCTAATCCTGACAAAGAAAAACTTGACTCTGGAGTTAAGGGCCTACTTTGATTTTTATCCAGACCCCAAAGACTTATGGGGCTATTGGTTGTTGAGGTTTTTTGATTTTTAAATACTAGTAGAGTCTCACCAAATCCACACAGAGTATCATTTTTACTCATGTCTATTGGGATTTCTAATAATGTGTAGTATTTGCCATCTTTCACAATAGAGGCTTTATTTAGTATCTTTGTATCAATAGTTTTGCTGTCATCTGTTTCCCCATTAGAATATACTCTAATGCCAAAGTTTGAAACAACCGGAGTATCAGATGACTGAGCATTTGGATTTGACGATCCATACATTGAGTCTGAACTAGCAGTAGCCTCATCAGCAGAAACGCCAAATATATTATACGGAATATTAGTTTCCAGCAGAACAATTTGTTTATTTCTTAATTTTGTTAAAAAGCTACTATCAAAAATGCTTTTTTTATAATTGGATATATGATTATACTGTAAAAATTTATTAGCGGATAAAAGAGCTGATGGATCATCAGATAAATTAACTAAAGAATCATCTTTTATAACATACAAACCAGGCGATGGAGAATCATCAGCATCTGGGTCACATGGTTCTACAAAAGAAACATCAACTATGTCTCCTTCTTCATAAGAGACATCTGAGACAGTAGAAAATGATCCAGAGTTAGGAGAAAAGCTTTTACAATCAATAATACTTAATTTTTTAATAAAAATAGGATCTATTAAATCTTCCATGCTTTCTACTACTGAATACGAAAATTCTCCCAAAGATGGCAGGATTCCTTTTTTCAACCTTATAAACTTATATTTATTGTGCTCAAGTATTGGAGTATTAGCATATTTAAATATAGAAGCCTCTAACTTATACCAAAAACACCCATCTTTACTAGCATTTATTAATATTTTTTCTGGCGACCCAAAAGGATAAGAGTTATAATTTGGGGAATAGATATTTCTTACTGTTGCATCCAAAGCTCTCCCATAAGCCATGTCTTTAAACATGTTAAATAAAGCCTGATATCCAGCATAATATCCTGCTGTTGGTCCCGTCATAGCTCCTACAAACGTTCCTGTCATAGCTCCGCCTAGTACTCCGAGTAAAATTTGTTGCATCGCTTCGGATGGAAATCTTACCGGTCCTAAAAAAGAACCTTTTCCAACAAGTGACGGATTAGCAGATTCGCATGAGCCAGCGTCGTTCATAAATATATTTGGGGCATTTAAATTAACCAGAGGCAATAGATGTTTTTTATCTGACATATTGGCTATGAAATTATATCCGGGGTATTGTGGATCTTTACCATACTCAATTAATGATAAGGCGTCAGCGTTTCCATATGTTGATAATCCACCACCCATAGAAGGCGTAGGCTTCCTTGTTTTTCCAGTGTGCAATACTAGCTCCCAGCTGCATAATGATCCGTATATATCGGAAGATTTAGGTTTTTTTTCTATGTTGTCAAAATTAGTGTACGAATCATTCGAAGCAATCATGTCATAAGCAATCATATCATCTGGCTCATCTAGCACAGCTATGTTTAGGATAAAGGTTGTAGAAGAATCAAAGGCTGTTTGTTGTTGTTTTGATGAGCAGCCATCTGGTCCGCATCCATTACTTCTTGTAGCAGAAGAGAATAATTGTTTGTTTTTTAGTTTACTAAATTTATTATTTGTTATATTAAATCTATTAGTGTTAATAATCCTATTTATTAAAGAATGATCCCTTGTAGAATATCCAAAAGTAGCAGTGGTTGGAGAGACCTCTCCGTTATTTTTTATGATATTCTGTTCACTATTCGCCCCCATTGGATTCGCAGTACTTTGATCATATAAACAGTTGTGGCTTGAAGCATGATCAGAGAACTTAATACTAAAATTATATTCCTTATTCTGTATTTGCTCTTGGTTCAATAAGTATATTTTAAAGTTTGAGGCTGGACCATCAGATGAGTTCATATCTGTTAAAGATTTTAGATATGATCCAACAAATTTATTTTTAATACCCTCTGGGATAAGATTTGATCCTGTTTCCGTTGGCCATTTATATCCAGTAGCATGGACTTGAGGAGGAAAGCTTTGATCTATAAATTCAACGTTTCCAGACACAACATCTGGATTGGGTGGATTGTAAGGGCCAGCATTTCCGCATGGGGCAGGAGGAAGAGGAAGCTGCCTATCTATCTCTGATAAGGATGGCTCTACTTCTAACCATATAACTAAATTTTTAGTATTAACATAATTTAAAAAGTTTAATTTTACCTCTATATCCTCTATGGTAAAACTGTTAACTCTAGGATTCCTTAATCCTAATGCTGGTGGAGCCCTACCATTATGAGGTATTCTTCTTGATGGTCCAGAAACAGCAAAACTATATGAGAATTGATTATTATTTTTACCAAGTTTTGAATAACCTTTATATGCCCGGGTATTCTTACCGCCAAGTGCTCCAAGAGTAGAGCTAAAAACAAATTCATCATTTACAGGATCAGACCCAGAAGCATTTAATTCAGAGGATCTTGGATTTCCTCCACCCAGAATCCTATATCCATGAGCATATCTAGCGCTGATCAGTTGATCCAAATACTCTTTATGTAGCTGATTTTTTTGATTCATAGCGCCGAATTCTGCTTGAAATTGTTCTGCTGTTTGGTTTTCTGTAATTCCCGTTGTGTCTTTCTGGTCTGCGGGAGGACACTTACACAAAGGTGCCCACCTAACATGTGGGGCTATATCTATCTTAATGGCGCTCCTATAAATATTTGGCTCTATACCATTATTGTATCCATTTTTAAGACCAAATAATCCTGGACCAGTAAAGCTAAATGTATCTCTTGCTCCTGGATTAAATTTTAATACGCTACTACTATTTTTAGTTCCACTAGCTACTCCAATAGCAGTATATCCTGTTCCATCATAAGGCAACCACCCCGATCCAGGATGAAAGACCCCTTTGGAAAACTCAATATGTGCCGATGAAGGAGACAGACTTTTTTGATAACATAGTTTTAAACTTTTTTCTGATTCTAACATATTGGGGATATTGTTCTTATCATTTAATGGGAATCCTGTTATTGATGGTAAATATATCGGAGACACTGATACACCACTTGGAATACCTTGTGGAAGATCTAATGGATTATTTGGCGGTGGGATTTTATGATCTGGAATATCTATGCCTATATCTTCTTTAATAATTTTACTACTATATCCACCATAACTAGCTATCTTTGGAGATAGGTTGGTGCTTATTAAAGGATAAACATATGTCTGTGGCTCTTCTGGCACGAACATCTTTTTTTCATTGCTATAAGAATATTTTTGAAGATTGAAAGAGTCGGGATGTTTTTGAGTTCTACGATACTTCACAACAGTGTTTGTGATGCCATTGTCAAAATCTGTAGATGGCTGTCCTTCAAATTTTGGTTCGCACATACTCAAACACTGATAACAATCTCCAGAATTATTTCGTAAATTTTCTAGAGAGACTCTCTCCAGTTTAACAACCGTATTATTTAGAGCATAGTTTATCTGAAGATTAGAGTCTTTTTCATTTGGAACAAACAAGATATTTGATAATGAACTATCAAAAAAATTAAATTTATAGTTGTGAGATTCTAAAGAATCAATTATTGTGTCTCTTTCTACCTTAAAATCAGTTTTAATAGGCCAGAACATTCCATGCCTATTAATAGCTATTTTATTCATGTTGCAGACTAACACTCTTAGATTATCCCTATTGGGTAAGACGGATGGGGATTCCTTAAGAGCGAGATTATTTAGATCTATAGGGTCTGGAAATTTCCAAAGATTAATATCTTCATTACCGTTGTAGATGGCTACTCCGTATGGTAATAGGCCGCTATTAGGATCGTCCCTGTATCTTCCAAAATATATATTATTTATAGGAGGACTATTATCTTTGTAAGGCACCTGTCTACCATCTACTACATAAAAAGTTTTTTGTTTAATAAAAGTTCCAAATGGCGTCAATACTGTACACTGTATCATTTGTCTGCCAGTCGCTCCTATACCAAAAGTAACATTTTGACTGGTGGAAGTGTCGAATCTGGATAAATCTTTTGTTTGTTTGTTTTCATCTGAAAAAAATCCTCTTGGTCCGCTGACCTGTTCCCAAAAACAAGATATTTGACTTTTAGCTTCGTTCAGAGATGGAGCAAAGGGACTGTCAATTCTAGAATCTAAACAATCGTCAATATTTAACAGAACTTTAAATTTGATACCTCCGTCGCCCCCTGTGCCATCCCATCTAAAAATATGAGTTAGTGGAGAATTTTTAAGCTTTTCAGGAGTAGAATCATCTGCCTCTCCTATCATATTACCCTTCTTAACGTTCGTAACTTCTTCCATCACAATGTTTAATTCTAAATTATTCTTTATTTTTGTTTTTACTAAATCTCTGAGATAAACAGTATTTTTAGTTTCCCCCGCCACTGCAAGTTTTATTTCACTAGATTGATCATTTAGAATAGTTTTAATCGCAAGCTTGCCTATGGTTATCTCCTGATTATTAAAAACGGTAGTATCTTTTAAAGTCTTCTTACATAGTGTTGATCCTATCTGACTAATAACTATACTATCTCCATGGATTAATTTGTTCTTATAGCTAAGGTTGTCTTTTATGACTAATTTTGCTCCATATTTTTCTATGAGCTTTTTAAATAAAGAGGATGATGTAGTAATAAGATTATTATTAAGAGTTGTTGTGGATAATCTAGTATCTAAATCAAAACTAGTTATCGGTGCTTGCTGAATATTTTCAATCTTATTTTGTAAAAGACTGCTAATTTTAATTAATACGTCTCTTAAATTAATCAATTCTGTCGCTACAGAGTTTGACTGATTATTTAGATAATCTTTAATAAGTTCTTTTATTTCCATAGAGTCCAATGAATTAATGGCGAATTCTGAAATCCAAGGACTCGTACTTAGGTAATGTGATAATTTTTTAAATAGTCTAGATCTTTTAATATCTCTAATACCGAATGTCTTTTTTTCATCAAGAGTTAATATATGATAAATTTGAGTATATGTGTTATGCAGAGAGGCGGAGATATATGATGATGAGGGCTTATCCGAAGTAGATCCTATATTTAGTTCAGATAGTGTTTTATAGTATGAAAAACAATCTCCGTTCGCTATCCACAGTTCGCATCTACCTATATCGGGTATGAACTCTTTGAGTCTATCTTCTTCGACAGAGGAATTATCTGTTCTGTTTTCTGTAGTAACTATTGGGGATAAAATAAATTTAATATTTGTTGCTGCTCCACCAAAAGATGAAATGGTTATAAAAGGATTTTCCTCAGAAAATTTTATCTTCTGAGTAGTGTCTGAGCTTGTTGAAAAAGTTGTTTCTTTTATCTTTGTTGAATATAATAAGTCGTCACTTAATTTAATATAAACATCTGTGGGGCTACCACCCACCCTAGAAATCCTGGAACCAATAGGAAAATTAGAGATACTATCAGGGGCCCCTTTTATTAACTGGGAGTTATCAGACTGTAAAACTCTAACCCAACACATAATCCCATAAGTTAAAACATAAGGATTAGAAGATCTATTTAATATCCAATCTATTGACATTTTGCTATCACCAGCATTCCAATTATTAAATTCAGGCTTAAATTCTATAAAATCTTCTATTCCTAGTCTTCCACTACTAGTTTTTCCTGTTTGACCAGAAATGCCCCCGTCATTGGACAGTACTTTATTAACGATATTGTTATCATTGTCTATAAATATGGGATACCAAATATTGGGAGGCATAGGATTAGCTGGAAGCATAAGAGATTTTAGAATAGATTTCTTATCGCTTATTGTATTAGAAACTCCATTTGAAAACTGAATATTTTGATCCATCAACTTATAGGATAATAGATCATCAGCAAAAGATTTGTTAAAAATCTCGCAATTGTCTTTGGTATTATATATTGTCATGCTTAATTCTTAATTGATGTGAGAGTCCATTTTCCATTTATGTATACAAACATTCCATTTTTTCCACTAGTTGTCTGAAACTCCATCGGATTATCAAAAGGCACTACAAAACTAGGAACTATTCCAGCTCGTCTTCCTTGGATATAATGTTGTTCTATTTTTACATTAGTATTATTTACTATCTTACCCTTAGCCATAGTTACTGGCTTACTAATCGGCTCATAGAATCCAGAGTCTATACTATATTTACACAATAATTTAGTTCCTCTTGGGGCAGAATATCCCGCTTTATCTACAACATATACTAATCTTCTATATCCTCTTGTCAAAGGCTCCTTACTATATTCTATATCATCTATGAATCCTCGGGTAGCATATGTTTCATCTGAATCATCTTCCTTAATAAGATCTTCTTCTAATGTTATATTAACCATCTTATATGGACAAGTATTACTCTCTTTAGATGATAAAAATTCATTTAAAGTAGAAATATCTGTACTATTGGTTATTATAGATGGGGGCAATAATTCTTCTGTGCAGCCACCACCACCAGCTGCCCAAAGTTTTCTACTATCATCCCATCTAAGATCTATTGGTCCAACAGGCCATAATTCTGGATGCTCCGCCCAATTAAGATGAAAGTATTTACTCGGTTTAGCTTTGATTTTTTTATATTTTACAGCGGCCGCATCCCATTCATAGTTTCTTCCAACAACATCTCCCAATAGTTGCCCCTCACTATTAATAAAAACTCCTTGTTGTTTATAATCATTTAATCCTCCACTAGTCAATATAAATCTTCTAAATCTTCCATACTCATCCATATCTTTGGGTTCATCATTAAGATTTGGTACTGGATAACCAGCAGTATCATATCCCCAACTATGAAGCATTAGTGGTCCTCTTAGTCCAAAAAATCTTTGATTCTGAAGAGTTTTTGCTCCTCCTCCCATCTGATTGAAAATATCATGCTCATAATAGTCTGATGAAACTCCAGTACTAGATATGTGTCCACTTAGATCTACTAGTTTTTCGCCGTATAAATTATTACTAATACCAAGAGTTAATTCTCCATCTATTGGCATTTCGCCTCTTCCGACAATAGATATACTGTGTCTACATTTATCCAATCCTAATCCTGAAGCACCAGTAACAGTTTGAGCATTTGGATTCCTAAATTCTCCATAAGGAACAACAATAGGATTATAAGCATAAATATTTATTTCTGGCTTGGTATCCTTTAAGGCTATAGCTATTTGTTGTGCAACCGTCTTATTTTTCATCGAGTCTAATATCTTTGCGTTTTTTACCACCAGTTTAGATCTAGAGCATACTGGACACGGATACGAAATTTGCTGTGAAACACGAGGCACAGCTGTAGATTTATAGTCTATAAAGCTGATTGGCAAATTTCCTGCTCCGTGGCACCTTGGACATACTACTGCTCCTACTGGAACCCCGGTAATATGAGAGCTAATAGAATAAGTACCAACATATTGAGTTGGGTAAAAAGAAAGAGGAGAGAAAATTCCATCCAAACTCATGACTGATTTAGACTCATAACCATTTATTAATTCTGCTCCTACTTCATCTCCCATATACAAACCAGTCCAAGTTCTAGTTCTTCCTAGCTTATATAAACCAGAAGGACTATTATCTGGTATCGCCGCTCCAATATCGCTCCCAGCAGTATTCCCTAAACTAGGATACGGAATATGAAGTGTAGTTCTCCCTATTAGCGTTTCAACAGGACTGCTTCCATATAGCTTACTACCATATCCACTCATGGAGTCACTATTACTATCTGACATTTTTTGTAATATTTTTTGACCATCTACTAAAAAATCATTTCCTATTTTTGATCTATTGCTGCTCATTGTTTTACGATCTTTGATTATTTCAGCAGTTCTTTTTTTTACTAAGTCCGCATACTCCTTGCTGTATAGTCCTGTTTTTTTGTCATAAGTCTTAAAGCTATAATTGGTGGTGCTTGATCCACCTCCTCCTAAACTCATGCTAATACTACTGATTATTGGAGCTGTTGCAAGATAATTATTTGGATTATATACCATAACAGTAGGATAGTTCAAAGGCGTTGCTATATAAGCATTGTTTATAATTTTTGCATCTATATAACCAATAATGTTTGTAAATTTGGTATATACTTCATTACCATATTTTAGAGAGTTTGCTGGTAGAGCCTGCGTGAACAATGGTTCAAATCGGCCTCCAAGATTAAATATTGGAGCTCCCTCTACTGTCATGGATCCTTTCTCCATAACAAACTGATAATTCGCTTCCCTTTCCATGTCGCTAATGACTTTAGCATCTAGGAAACTCATTCCTCCATAATTCCAAGGAACTAGATCATCGAGGATGTCTATTTTTGTATTGGCGATCATATTTTCTATAGCAGTATTAGGATTAGCAGCATTGGGATATACAAGGTCTGCCCTGACAGAAGGATAGTTTGTCCATGGTCCATAACAGTACTGGTTAGATATTAATGGAACAGCAGCAAATAAAGGATGGGCCATTTTTGGTAGCATGGTAGCAAATTTATATGACTGATTAGCAGGAGATCCTTGATACCCAATTTGACCAAGATCTACTTTTATTTGATTTGCAAAAGTACCTCCATATGTAAGACCTGTAAAAGTACTAAGAAATTGGAGTGACGCAAGTTCATCTACAGTGACTGATCTACCAGATAGCTTAAGCATATGATCATAATAAATAAGATCTTCCATAGCTATATTAGATATTATTGTTAGGTTCGGATCATGAGTATAAGCATAACTAGTATTCTCCAAAGGTATGGACAATCCAGCAATTATTGCTCGTGGATCACTAAGATTATGAGGATTTAGATAAGCTATCTCTGAAGTATTTACTGTTGTCGCAGAGTACAACTTTTTTGATCCTGCCAAAATAATGTTTCCAAAAGCATCTGATCGACCATGTGTTGCAACCATAACAAATGAAGAATTAGTTCCTAGTTTTGTTATATCTAAAGACTGAGTTAGAAATTGCGAAGATCCTATAGCGGTATATTGTTGTTTTTTCTTGCCTGCTGCGTGATAAGTTCTTGTTATAGATGGATCGCATCCCATGTATCCGCCAATAATTTTATTTTGTTCTTTTATCTTTTTCGCCTGTGCAGCAACAGCAGGAGCATTTCCCTGAACAACTAGCATAGCTGCCTCTATTTTCTGTTGCCAGGCTTGATACTCCCCGAGGAGGCCAGGATTGGCGAATAAATCAGCATCTGGTTCCTCGTTAGCAATTGTATCAACTCTCAGTTGGTCCATAGCTATTTGCAGAGTTAGTTTGTCTAATACTGCTTGATGTTCTGCTAATATTTTTTGTTGAGCAGCTAAGTCTTTCATGCACCATGATTGTTTTAGATAGTCAATATTGTCGGTAGCATTATATCCAATGATAGGTGGAATAAGACCGTTGTCTTCGCACAAAGTATAATAGTTTTCGTCTCCAATAATAATACAATCGTCTAAATAATTACCTACCTCTTCCCAAGCTTTATCTGCAATTTTATAATTTTGATTAATCTTCCTATTTCCCTTAAATACTGGTAAAGATCTTCCTCCTACTACAATATCTAGTTGGGCATATGACGAATCCTGAGAAGAAGATAGATCCAGAAGCTTAACCATATATTGCTTCCCATAATACTTGTTACCTATATCTCTAACAAATTCAGCTAGAGTTTTAAGATCTTTTATAAAGTTATGATTCAAGTATATATTAAAATTTTGAAGATCCGATTTTGTAACTACTGGAGCTGCAGGAGCAGCTGGAGCGGGCATCCCTGGTTCATTCACTGCCGAGTTAAGAAGCGAAGTCCCCAGGCCAGGGCCTTGACCTATCGTTACGATAGCATCCGCTCCACCACCTGATGGTGGAGGAGCAGTACCAAAAAAGAGACCCCTTGACATATAGTGACCTACTAATAAGTTATATAAATCAGGCTTGGTATCTTTTGATTTTCCTAAACAGTAAGTAATATAGGCATCCGTATCTTTCATGGCGCATCTAAGTTCTGTCTCCCTTATCATAAATCCTATGGGTGAAGGATTAGGAGTATATTGAGCAGCTAAAGACCCGCTGGGATTTGGTGTTGGTGGTGGTGTTGTTGGTGGTGGTGTTGTTGGTGGTGGTGATGGCGGTGTTACTCCTTGAGGAGCAGGGGATGCTGGAGCAGTCGCTGATCCTCCAGTTCCTCCAATAGGAGTGGAACCAGCCGTACCTGCTCCTCCAGCTGCTCCTGCAGCTCCAGGAAGATTAGCTATCTGCTGAGTAGATCCCACATATGCTGGCATTGGTAATAATCCCAAATTTAATAAAGGTATTTCGCTTACGTAAAAAGCTATTGCCAACTGACCATCCCAAGTGTCTTGATATACTGGTCTAATATGTCTAGATATGTTATTGTCTTTGCTAAGATCAATAATATTATCTCCGTGATATCCAAAAAATGGAGATATCGTGTCATAATATAACGGATTATATCTTGGGGGCACACATCCAGGAGGCAGAATAGTTTCTTGAGAGGGGTCTGCACTAGAAGAAGAAGGTTGTGTAGTCGTTGCCGTATCCGGGTCTTGTAATAGCTGAAATTTATTCAAGCACGTATATTTCGCAGGTATTCCAAAAGAATATGGATAATTCCCCATTATAATATTTTCTGGATTAGGAGCTATTTCATGATCTTTCCATCTGTTGTCTAAAGAATAAAATTTGTTTCCAGTCATCAACTCTCTCATTGCTTCATCAGTATCGAATAAAGAATGAATATCAGCTCCCAAAACAGCGGAAGATAAACTTGTATTTCTAGTGCTAAAATAAGATGGGACTCTTAATTTTCCTCTTCCATTAGCGCCGCCAAATCTATTCAGATTTACAAACTTATCTATTGATGGATGATATATATAATTAGTCTGGTTGTATGCTAATCTATAATTTTTTGCTTGTAATAATCTTTGTTGTGGTCCTCCCACTTTCATTATTCTTGGAGCAACATTATTATTTTTTTCTTTTCCATAAGTTGTTGAAGATATTGAGAAGCCAGATTTTTCTAAAGAAAGAATAGTCTTCTCTACTGTAGAATCATGGGTTTCCATTGTTCTTTCGATAGTTTTTATTTTAATGATATTATGCACATTACCGTTTACAGCAAAAGATAGAGCTGCTGTGGTTCTGTCTGATCCATTTGCTTCTATTATATTGTCGATAAATTGGGAGATAGTCATCTTGTCTTCTGACATTCTGTGAGTCAGAGGAGGTCTTTTAATAGCCGATAAATCAAGACCAAATACACATCGTGGTATTGGGGTCACACTATCGCTTATTACCAAAGCTGTATTGGTTGTTGGAGGAATAACTCCAAAAGCATAAGTTTTAAAGTTCGGAGTAATCCTGATAGAGTTTGTGGTCTCCATAGTTTTAGACATAATTCTACCAAATGGAGAAAAGGCTGTTTTATTTAAATTCTTTAAAACGCTAGCATCTTCGCAACAGGTCAAGACAGCAAGAGCATCTAGAGCATAGGCAGAAGGAATTCCGTCCTCCGTTTTTTTTGCTCCACCAAAATTATTCATACCCATTGATTCTAAAAATCCGTAAACATTAAAAACATTAGGAATAGCTCCCTCTTTAATATTTCCCACATATTCAACTCCTGGCCCGACATAATTCTTAGGTCCCCCATAAGGTTTTCCTGCAATTTTTGAAAAAATAGACCCGGGATATTTATTAAGAATAACATAAGATTCATTAAGCAGTGTCTCTACACTACTTATTTGAACACTATACGATACAGTACCAACCCTATTGTGTCTTTCCCAAGATTCTATCAATCCAGTAAATGTAAAATCAGCCATCTTAAATACTACGGGAGTTCCGATTATATTATACTTATATATTCTCTTTTCATTTAGAGTTCCATCTGGAGCTACTCTGGTAGAAACCCCAAAGAATCCAGGATCTTCAAGGACCCAGTATCTTGAGACTAGACCAGAATCTGTCCAAGCATAATATAGTTTTCCAGGAATATTCTTAGTAGTATGAGCAGGTATAGCATTAGAATTGTAGACTTCGCCCTTTTCATTAACATAGCAATAATCGTTAAGCGGGGCCCCACAGGTATAATAATGATCGTCTGGATATGATAAAGTTGCGGGATATTGAGCTACTGGAGAAGACGAACCCTCTGGATAGCAAACCAATGGCTGATTATCCTCTACAAGATCAACAGTCAAACTAGATCCTGATCCACCCCAACCCATATTAGAGTTAAAACTAGATACGCTAGCTCCTAAGAATAAGGTTTGTCCTAATAATTTTACTGGAGATGCACAAACAGCCATGATTTAATGGTTCCTATAATCTATAGTTAAGCTACATGGCTGAAAAGTCCATGATACATTTCTTGAATATCTTCCTGTTGTTGGGCTCCAACTGTTTGTATCGCTGGTTACAAAAGCTATACCCAGTCTATTTTTTGCTAGACCAGGGAATATAGTCTGATCGGCTATTCCAAAGGGTCTGTTTCCCTCTATAAGACTTTCTATCGTCCTATATATCTCTCCACCGGTCCACACCGGACACAAAGGGTTCGTTTGAAAAAATCCATTTATTAGTATTGGAGGTCTAACCACGATATCAACATTGATTGTTTTTCTAGCAGAAGATCGTCCTGTTTTTGCTAATATTGGCCCAAGAGCCCGACCTATAACTTGTGTTTCGCTAATAGTATCTGTTGGAGCATCAACATTAATAGAAACATTTTGACTGATTACTCCATCTATAAGGTTGTGATTATTGTTAAATTCATGAGTATATGAGATAGTGCCTTTTCTTGGATCGTGACCCTCTGATGTTGATGTTGGAATAACATTTAGAAGCGCGTCTGTTGAGTATATAGGATTTTTTGGATGGCCGTTAGGAGTGGGGAAATTTTCTGTCTGTCTATCAAGATTATGCATTCCATAACAAGCTCTTCTATATAAGAAGGGTTTTATATGATGCATCCACCCGCTTAAAGCATTTTCATATTTTGATGGTGCTATAGTAGCAGACTTTTTAGTATCTAGAGAAGTATAAGATCCTGTTATCTCCCCTGGCTTTAGAGAATAGCCCAAATCTATGTTCTGTGTTGGAGCTGATGCTGCAAGAGGTTGGACTATAGCAGGTACCCCGGTAGGAAGTATTCCAGATGCTCCAGATCGTATACCTGGGTCTTCATAGACTAATCCAGCAATATTCCCTTGTACTCTAACTGTTTTTGTGTGACCCTCAGATGTTGATAGTTCTATGGAATATGTTTCTGTGTATGGAACACCTGTTGGAAGAGATATCCATGAATCGCTAACCTCATAAGAAGCATTGGCAACATCCATTGTTGTTGATCTGGTATGGTTAAAGAAATGAGTTGTCGAAAATGGTAAAGAGACTGTTGGAGAATAGCCAATCTGACTATTAACACCACCCGTACCACTAAATCCTCTGGCTATTCTATCGTGAACCCAGGTTTTAGCTTTATGAAAAGAATTTGTGCCTAAATCATATGTTTGAGCAGCAGTTCCAGTAGCCATTACCCGTAATCCTTTTGCTGATAACCTTCTAGTAATTCGAAACTGAGGAATTGTTATAATCGATAGAGCTTTAGATGTAGAAGTGCTGCCTACATTAGTTCCGCCAGATTCACCAAAAGGATTGAGCTCCTCTCCTTTCACTGTAATATTAGCATTAAGATTTGTATATGAAGTATCGTCCATTTGCTCTACAGACCAACTTTCGCCCCTTTCCTTTACTTGTTCATTTGGATCATCCGTTAAAGCTGTTTCGTGTTGCAAAGAAATTGAGTAGTCAGCTGTTCCTGTCCAATTGTTAGATGTTTCAGAAACACTAAAAGCTGTTACTACGACTCCGCTAGCTTCATACATGGGCAAGTCAGTACCGCATTTTATCTTAAAGGTTCCAGAGGTATTGTTTCTGAATAATTTCTTAAGATCACTGATTCCTCCTAGTATACCAGATATATTAGCATAGGGGAAAGTTACTGACTGACCAGGGCCAGTTCTAACAATTTTTCCCTTTAATTCGATACTGTGGGTCGTACTATCTGGTAATCCATTACCATTAAGATTTATTTGACTACTTAGACTAACTATCGGAACGGGGCCTGTTATAGAATGGATACCTGTTCCGTTAAATTCGACGACAACTGCTGGTGTTGTGGCTGGTGCAGGAGCGGCCAAAATCTCAAAAGAGGTATCTATATTTGTTGATTCAGGTGGGGTATAAACCATAAATGAGCAATATCCTTCCTATAATATAATATATCCTTTCTTATATTTACACCAAAAGAACTAATGGCCATTTCTAGTTATTATTATTAGCTTACAGCTTATTACAGGTAGTAGATGGACAAGTTAATAATTGACTTAGATATAAGAATCTATTAGGACTCATAATATCAACAGATAGATTTTCTGTTACAACTTCTACAATCATAGCTGGTAATAATATATCTTTTGTTAAAGTAATAAATATCTTTTGTCTAGTAGCAAAAGCAGTAAAGCTAATCGTGGGTCGATCTATTGTTGCTGTTAAGTTTGTTGGATTATGCAAAGTTATCTTAGACACATAATCATGAGTTATTGTTAAATCTGGAATTATTATTTGTACTATCTCTGTATAGTTTGCCATATGATTTTACTTTATTTTTAAATTAATTACAAGTAGTAACTCTGAGACCAGAACCACAAGTGATTGCCATAAAGTCCAGAGAAGATACATTAGTGGCATTATGGGTTAATACACAACTAATCAAAGATTGTCCAGAAGGAGCTATATCTATAGTTCCGAGAGTATTTATGACTCCAACCCCATTATTGAAATAAGCAGAGCCTGTTACTGGATAGAAGCTCCCAACATATGATCCAGAAAAAGCATAAGAATATTTCTCGCCAGGAATAGCATTAGTAACATTGACAGATAGGGCTTTAACTCCAGAACAACAGCCAGTTGGCAGAACTATTTCATTTCCATTGCCACCCCCAAAAGCTATATTAGCATAACTAATTTTGGGCAGACAATTGGTGCAAGACAGTAATATTTCTTCGCTAGCAGTCTGAACAGTATCGCAAGATGAGTCAGTTATAATCAGTTTAACTTTAGTATACAGAAAATTATTTTGTATTTTTTGATCTAAATAGCTATCTAGATCATAATTAATTAAGCCCGGAGTTCCAGCTGGGCATAATCCTGTTGGTGAGCAAAAATAGTATCTGGACACTAGTGGAGAATTATATGGAAGCAGACCCAATTTAGTAGATGTAAAAGATCCAGTAGCTGGGCTAATAACGGTTGGCCAATTCGAATCTATACCACTAAAAGCATAAGAATATGTTTCCAATGGCTTCAGACCAATCATGGACACGGGCAAAATTCCCGTATTGCGATCAGTAAGAGTTGTTATTTGTGAGGGGGCAACAGATATTAGTGGGTTTAAGCACTTGTCGCAATTTAATGTAAAGTCTTGACTACCAGAGACATCCCCTCCACAAGACTCTTGAACAATCTTTAAATTCAACTTAGCGAACGGATTACTGTCTGAGATTTGTCCGTATGGGCATGAAGAGGTTAGCTCATAGTCTAATACGTTTACGCCTGAAGACGGACAGCTTCCTGTAGTATGGCAAAACTTTAATGTGGAAACTATATTTTTAGTATTAGCCTTTGCTATAAAAGATCCTGATACAGGAAGGGCTACGACTGGCCAATTTGCCTCTGTCGAGCTAAATAAATAACTGTATTCTTGACCAATTATTAGCCCGCTAACAGAAGAAGCGAAAGAATGTGTGTTGGTCCCATTTGCGACAGTTATAGAATTATTAATAATATTTGCAGCGGCATCCAAAGATATATTAATTTTGGGCAAGCAATCAACACATCTTACTTTGACCAAATCACTAAGTACAACATCTCCGTTATAGCTCTGTGGAGTTATCTGTAATTTAAAAGATGATTGTTTAATAGGATTTTTTAAAGAACCATAATTACAACCAGAGGTATTACTAGGATTATAATCTAAGATATTAGGGCTCCCAGAAGGACATAACCCAGTGCTATTACAAAATCTCACATCAAAATCCAGAACACTTGGCAAGACATTCGAAAGAGATGTTATCTGTCCTGTCATTGGACTAAGATATGTTGGCCAATTAGAGTCTTGCTCTATAATCTCGTAACTGTATGTTTCCCCCATAGATAATCCATCAATATATACTGGTAGAATAAATTTATCATCTCTGATATCAGTGCTTATCCGAGATGTATCAATAACTATTTTTGGTAAGCAGTCATCGCAACTTATTTCTATATCCTCACTAATTACTTTTTCTTCAGGACAAGATGCTGGATATACCTCTAATCTCAGCTTTCCTCTTAACTTATCTAACTGTTTATAGACGTTGGTATCTTTTATGTCTAAGTTATATGGGATTAAATTAGCATCGCCCGCTGAGCAGCTCCCTGTTGTTGCGCAAAAAATAAAACTCGTTGATATATTATGTCTTGCCTGAAGATTTCCATCCAGGGTTCCTGATTTTGGAAATACAATAATCGGCCAATTCGCTTCTGACCCAATAAATGAATATACATACTGCTTTTGTAGCTCTAATCCCTGAGCAATAATATTAACGTTTGCTATGTTACCAGCCAAAGATCCCCTTAAAGAGACGGTCTCTGGCGATGTTATTCTCACCCTTGGAATACAGTCGCGACAGTTAAGACTAATTATTTCTGATTTAATAATCGGGTCATAACAAGATAATGGAGTTATTACTATTCGAATATTTGAAAATCTATCAACGGTATCTTTGTAAACACAGGAAGATCCAGTTTGAGACACATAGTCAATAACATTCTCTGAACCATTTGGACAATCGCCAGTTGATGGACAAAAAATATAGTTTGTAGCTATGCGTCCAGTAGTCAGAGATGATGTGGTTAAAATTCCAGAAATTGGATAACACACAACGGGCCAATTTGCATCAATAGGTTCTATCTCATATGCATATGTTTGATATGGCCGTAAATTATAAATAGGAGCCGAAAGGCTACCTCTGTTATTCCCTATTCCTACGAGAGAAGGAACGCTCGGAATTTGTACAACTGTTTTAGGTAAACAATTATCACAAGATATTGTAAAATCCCTAGTTGTAATGCTTGGAGCATTGCCGTTCGCTGCAGACAGAGTTATGCTCATCTTAGAATACTTGTTTTTTTGCTCAAGACACTCATCGCCGGGTATTTCGTAATCCATAATTTTATCTGCTCCAACAGGACATTCCCCTGTTGATAAACAGAACGTGGCTTTGCTATATATCGTTGCTTGTGACTGATTTCTAATATATCCAGATACTGGATTTACGGACACAGGCCAATTTGCCTCTGATGAATTTATAGTATAGATATATTCTATATCGTCGTCAAGACCTTCTATGATGGAAGAGATAACTGCTACGTTTCCATTTGCCGAGTTTACATTGCTTGGAGCTAATATCAAATCCCTTGGCTCTATAGAGACAGATAATTTGGGCAGGCAGTCATTGCAATACATAGACATAGGAGCGCTAGTTACAGGATTTCCGTTACAGCGATTTGGAGTAATAGTTAAGTCAAAAATATTTCTTAAAGATTGTTTTTCCACAAAGCTATCTTCAGTATAATTTAGAAGATTTTCATTACCAGAGCATTCTCCTGAAGATTGACAAAATTTCATGCTGGCGAATATTGAGGCCTTACCTGTTGATGAAGTTATATACCCAGATATTGGAGTAATAGTAACTGGCCAGTTATTCATGTTTAGAGAACCAAATGAATAGGCGTATTCTTCAAATCTTTGCAAACCAGATACAGGCACATAGAAATCAATACTATTATTAAGCTTAGTACTTAGTGTTCTTCTAAGTGGAGAGGATCTTTGCAAAAGAACATTGTTTAAAGTCAGGGGTTCGCTGATACTGACTGGAGAAAAACAGTCTGTGCATAGAACCTGTACAGGATATCCAATTATTTCTAGATCAGTAGCTTCTTCTATGATCGATAGCTTGACACTTGTCTGCAATACCTGGGCATCTATACCACATTGAGTAATGTCGTAATCTAGAAGTCCTATTGACTCACCAGTCTGGCAGTGTCCTGTTATTGCGCAAAAAGTAATGGTCGTATATATTACATTATCTCCTAATCGATTACCTATTATTATTCCAGAGTTTGGAGACACCTGAGCTGGCCAATTTCCTCCAGCTGATTTAATCTCATAAATATAGCTTTTATTTGACGCTAAGCCATTTAAATTAAATTTAATTTCTTTTGAATTATTGATCATAATTACTACCTACCCGTGTTAAATTGGTTGTGAAGAAATCTTTATGTCGGATGGACGCAAGCAGTCATTACAGTATATAGTAAAAGTATCACTAGAATATTGGTCACCCGAACAAGCCTCTGAGTATATTAGCATCTGTAGAGTTACATATGGATCATATCTATATCTTTTTGATTGAGTATCTAAGTCCATATCATATGATAATACACCCTTGGTCCCGTTGGGACACAGGCCAGAACTAGAGCAAAAGAATAACTGAGAAATTATTGATGAGCTACTAGAGCTAGACTGTAAAATTCCAGACATAGGACTTATAAATACTGGCCAATTTGAATCGACACTAATGAACTCATAGGCATAATTTTTATCTATAGTTAGACCAGATATCTTGGCTTGAAGTAAATAGGTGTCATCATTTTGTTCTTTAGAAAGAGAATAAACATTTGTGCCGCTATTGCTTATTTTTACTGAAACTTTTGGCAAACATTTTTCGCAATAAAAAGATAATTGATCACTTGTAATTTTCTCTCCTACGCATGATACTGGAGTAACAGAAAGCTGGACCGTAGAAAATAAATGACTATCTAAAGAACAGGTCTCTACTAAAGAATAATCTAGAACAGAAGATGAACCATTGGGGCAAATCCCAGTATTTAGGCAAAAGGTTAAACTGGAAGATAAATTAAATTCATTTTTTGAAGGACTAATCAATCCAGATATCGGGGTAATTTTTACTGGCCAGTTTGAATCTACCCCTTTAAACTCATAAGCATATGTTTCATTAGGACTCAATCCCATGATACGAGAAGTAAACTTAATATGATTTGTAGTTGAGCTATCTAAAGTTGTAGAAGTTGGTGAAATAATCTGTATTTGGGGTAAACAATCCTTGCAATCTAAATGTATAACATCGCTATAGAATACCTCGTTAGTAGTTGTAGCAGAGAATCCAGCAACTATATTTGCAAAAAGATGATTATTATTAAGATTACAAGATAGGATATCATTGTATTTTAATAGACCTTCAGTACCACTTGGACAAAGGCTTTTATTCTCACAGAAAGATAAGCTTGCTTTTACTGAGATATTATCAGATAGAGGCTGAACAAAACCTGTTATCGGAGTTATAATACATGGCCAATTAGCTCCAGCTGTTGAAAAAGAATAGTCGTATCTTTCTTGAGGCTTTAGCCCAGAAAGCTTTACAGTTATGTCTATAATATTATTTTTTGACATCATAATTATGCCTTATATAGTGGGTGGATAGTTGGAAGGATATGGATTCTGAGGCATAGGCATCGGCATCGATGGATTGGCTGGTACTGGGGCTGGTACTGGGGCTGGTACTGGGGCTGGTACTGGGGCTGGTACTGGGGCTGGTACTGGGGCTGGTACTGGGGCTGGTACTGGGGCTG